GTTTCTTTAAAAAGTAGTCGGTTTCTACCCGGTTTCTTTAAAAAGTAGCAGGTGAAATATCATTTAAAGAATACAAATTTAAGTAGCACACTAAGTTGGCCCCCCCCCTAGTTATTACGGCCTGTCAACGCCGTACAACATGGTTCAAACTAACTTACCCAATTTATTTCTTTTAAAGAAATAGCAGCTAAAAACTGTAACAATAACAATAACTTACGACTACTTCTTAACATTCTACGTTAATTACTACGAACGAAGACTCACACATAGCTACACAAATACACCTCCGCGCGCACGTTCTTATTATATATACGCACGCGGCTATAACTGGTTTGTAGTGTTGGGATTATAGCCGTTATGACGGCCTACACAAGCCTTGATTGTGGATACGAGGGTGGTGGCCGAGGAGCGTCGCCCCGGTGTCATCCTTAGATAACAGGTGGTATATTACTATTAGAAACTGGAGATGAGCATGGGCACAGCCGAGTCTGATTGTTACGACGGTCCTATAGTAGCCACTTTGAGGTATATAGGCATCCTTCACCCAGATTATAAGAAGTACGAGGCACTTAACAGGGCCGTTAATACCATGAACTGGTTTAGTAGCGGCCGCAGACCTGTGACAGACTATTGTCAGTACGGCGGGTTCTGTACGGAAGAAAACGCGTGGAGATGCTGAGATGCGGCTAGTTCATCCGGATGTGATGGAGGCTTTAGAAACTATAGACGCTGCATTGTTCAGTGGTGATACGTTTCAGTGCTACGAAGGCGTGTCTCTGCTAGAAAAGTATCTACATAGATGGCAGCGCGAGTTAGTTAACATCACGAACTATTTAGAGGAAGAAGAGAACGATGATTAAGGTTACACGGTACAGAGTGAAGTTCACGTATGGTGGAATGAATGGGCTATCTGTTGTGACACCATCAAGCTGGTCACTTCCAACCATTATGGAAGGATTTTGGGTAAATAAGGATTTTGAACTGTGTGTAACGGCCGAAGCTAAATGGTTCATAATGCCACACATGTTTCGATCCATAGAGAAATTAAGCTGAAATTACTCAATGAGTTTGTTACTGATTAATTAGGAAATAGAAAAATGACTATGATTTTAATTGCAATTATAGCGTCGATTTTATTGACAACTGCCCTATTGTGGTACATTAGTAATAATTATGATTCAGGGATAGCGTATATTTTTGCACTAATTATGTCGCTTGGATCGGGGGCCGCTGTTTTAGCCTACATCTTTGCTGGGTATCAATGGTTTGCGGCTGATTACAAGGCTCAGATAATTAATCGTGAATATGGGACTGCTTATACTAAAGAAGATATTTTCTGGGCAAGTGATGTTATAGACAAAATTCGCCAGCTTGACAGGAAGCGTATTGAGATTAATGGAGACCTGATGCGCGACAAAGATCGCTAACTGTGAATATTAATTGGTGAGCGTAGCGAATCCATATTGAATGTATGGTTATGTGCGAGGTTTTATAAATGAGTGAGATTGAGCAACTAAAAACCCGTATTAATGACGCTGGACCAGCAGGTGTGTTGACTGCACATGTGCGCGATGACTATGAACCAGCTGGAGACATGATGATGAACGGCCTTATGGAGTCTGGCGAGTACGTGCAACGTAAAGACGGCTATGAATGGAAGATTTACAAGAAAGGAATGGAGCCGTACTAGCGCCATAATGCCGCATTCAGCGGCTAGTCCGCTGTAATGGCTGGTTAGGTTTTTTCGGAGATTGATATGAGCGAAAAAATAGTAGGGCACAAAACGTACTGGAATGACGACGGCACACACCATCATGAGCCACTCACGGAGAGTGAGGCCGACGCACTATGTAAACAGGTAGAGGCAGAGGATGAGCGCCGTAAGGAAGCTATACCGGACGAAGGGACAGCTCTCCAGATGATGATGGATTGCCACACGCGCCTGAGAGATATGGGGTGGAGAGAGCCACCTAAATTCACAATAAAGCAAGGCAAGTACAAGTTTAAGGTTATCTGTTTCGGCAGCACCGGGATTTTCGATGTTTCTTGCACTGTTGGTGATGACGGTAAATTCGAGTGGTGGCACGAAAGTCATGGCGATATATGGCCGATCACCCCTTTGATGGTGAAGGACGTTACATAAATCTAACTAGGATTATGCGACACATGTTCGATCCATAGAGAAGTTAAGCTGAAAATGAAACCACGCATAATGGAACTTAGACAAGAGCGAACAGATTGGCCTAGATGTGAAGCTATGTTATCACTAGTTACTCGTCAATTTTGGTTTGGTAGAGGTCGACCGTCTAATGAAGTTGGTAGTGATTATTGCCAAAACAATGCGCGATACAGAATAAATGGAAGGTTCTTCTGCCGTAAACACGGCGCACTATATTTATTAGATTATATGCTTGGTAAAACTGGAGAGTAACATGTAACAGACCACAACATACGTATGCGACGAATGCGGACACACTCAAGACCATCCTAGACAGATGATAGTGGCGTCGGTACGATACAGGTTCAAAGACTCGTATGCATCGTCACATGATAGCACACGTGATGTTGACCTATGCCGTATGTGCGCAGAAAAGCATGGGCTTGTGCCACCCGTATTTCACAGAAATGAAGGAGTAATATTACAGCCTACTCCAACCGAGCAAATAGTGATAGGTATTCAAGCCTTGATTCAAGAGTTAACAAATACGGAGTGAACCATGGAAATGATCGTTGTAGAATACGTTGGGCCTGGGTTCGGTGAGATTGTGCCGAAAGTAGTTGGTATTTACTCTGACGTAGAGAAGGCCAAGAGGGAATGCATCAAAGCCATGGCAACCACCTACTGTAACAAAGACAAAGTGCCAGAGATATTCGACTCTACTATGGATGGCATGGAGTTCGATAACGGTGATGAGTTCAGATTCACACCGGTGGAGCTGGACAAAGAGATCGATCACCTTTAATACGAGCTCACTATGGTAGACTATACTGAAGACACGTTACTTAATAATGTGGCCAGAGCCATATTCAGGAAGATGAAGCCTGTAAATATGGTTGAAAGAGATTGGGATAGTGGAGCGATACTTGGTCGTGATGACGAGTATCGTAAGCAGATCATGAGGGCCGCGAAGGCCGCGTGCACGGAGTTCTTGAAATGGCGCTAGTTCAATGGGAGCAAGATAAAATAGACATGTTTGTCGAACGTCTAGAGAGACAGATAATTACACAAGAGCGATATTTAGAGGAGCTAAAAATCAAGCATGAATTGGTTAAAAACTGTAACCATGACAATCGTGTTGTGAATGAAAGATCCGCCGAATGCACAACCTGTGGTTACAGGTGGTATTACAAATGACATTCAAACGCCTATACAGATACGATACTTCATACCACTATAAAGGTGGTTTAGAGTTGATGTTGACCACGTATATAGCTGTGAAAGATACACCATGTGGATGGTGGGTCGTAGAAGAAGGCTGTGAAATGTACTTCAAAGATGGGTTTGACGCAGCTATTGAAGAAAACCCATGGCTAAAGAAGGCAATGCGATGGGTATCGACCGAAGGCCGTAAGAAGTGGTGCTACGCAGATATAGATGAGGCATGGAGGTCGTACTGCATAAGACGTGATAAACGTATTGGTCATGCAATGCGTGAGTTAAAGGTTGCGTTGAGATCCAAAGACTTCGTTCAGTCAGACGCACATACTGGTGCTATTCTGCATATTGAGCAAGCTCTATTATCCCACCGTTTACTCCCAGTTAGACTTGATGTATAGTATATGTAGTTAAAGAGGAGACTACAATGCCAGGCGCACAACGTCAACAGCCAATCGAGTACAAGTACTATACTGTTCAGCAATATGTGGACGCTGGTTGTATGCAGATGGACGAACTGCTTTTAGGACTAGTGATTTACCGTCTTACAAAAGGCATAATGTGCAAGGGATGTCCAAAAGCGGATCAAAATTGTGCAGCTTTGTTCATCTTACGCAGAGAAGAAATGGTGAAGCCGCGTGCTGTTACACCGTCTGAAACTGTGCGCGATGAGGCGAGGCGCCGAGGTGTATCAATCAAACAAGTACGTCGTGAGCGCAGGGACATAGCTAACGGAGAATGATATGGCCTCTGTAACGATTCCAGGCTGGAAGTCTTTCATGTATGAAGAAGTATGGGAGATAACAGCAATGAAGGATCAATGCGTATTCAAGACTAAGCGTACTGGTAAGTACATCAGTTCACAAGATGTGCGTAATGGTTTACTACCTGAAGGATACGTGTCAACTTCAATAAGTACAAAAATGACTGTTCAAGATGAGTTGACACTTGAATTGTTTGAGGTGTGACGTGGTTGACAATATACAAGATTTATGTACATACTGCAGGATAAATGGCTGTCAATACGATACAATAGACAAATTGCTAGATGAGAAGTATGATCAAATAAGTGATCTACTTGATGTTATTCGTTCTATATACGCTATAGCCGGTGAAGATCCGGCAGTAAATAGGTTGTGCAACAAAATTCTTGAGGATTCACGTTTTGCAACAATATTGTGAGAAATACGTATGAGCTCCACAGTAAAAGATTTAAAAGAGGTTCTTGATCAGTATGAAGATGATCATGAGGTCGAGTTTCTGGTAGTAGACACCAAAGGTGAGCTTATTGCAATTGACCTTGAGAAGACTGTAAAGGGACTAAAAAGATTGCTGGAGAATTTTGTATGAGATACTATCTTGTAGAAACTGCACTCAGACATGAGAAGAATGTAGCTGTAGTTACGCCTGATGGACGTTTAATAGAGTTCAGTGGACCTAGAAACGAGTCTCCTGCTTCATTCTTACTAGAAACAGTTGGTGAGATTATACGCGGCGTTAAGTATACGTGTTCACTAGAAGTGGTGGATTTAGACACCTTAATTGTAAAAACCATCATATGTGTAGACATAAGTTTCTACATTCCTGACGTAACATTTGAGGTTACTAATGTCATCATTAACGCGCAATCAGAGTAGTTTGTACAGAGTAAACTTCAAGGACGTAGGACTGATGTACTCAATACTTATACCACCTGGTGTGTCCATAGACATGATAGTCAATGGGTTTTGGGTGAATAAGAGTAATGAGTTCACACTTGGCGCAGACGCACACATGTATGTGATGCCTCACCATATAGCAAGGATAGTAAAAGTATGAGATTTATAGCTAAAGACTGGGTTGATGAGGACTAAAATGCATAAACCATTAAATCTCAGTGAGTCTATTGTTATGCGTGTACCAGAACAGCGCAGATACCACAATGCGTCAAACATCAAGTGGGCGCTGAATAATTTACAACTATCTCCACTTGAGCGAAAAGAATGCATAGCCGCTTACAGAGCTGAACTTGATCGTATAGGAAGACTGGACAAATGACCATATACACGCAGATATTCTTAACCAATTGGATTGTGTTAATAACGCTTATTGCATTAGATGCAACTGTGTTTGAAGATTACATAGAGAATACGCCTGTATTGGACGCTATAGTAAATGTATGGGCAGCCATAAGTCTTGTATGCATACCACTATGGTGTGTATACGCTATATGGAGTTAAAATACGACAAACTGACGCTCCAGCTATTCTCCTTATATAATAAGTAGTATAGTTACGTTGTAGAAATAAAACCGGTGGAATAATATGCCCAAGCATTGTGATAGCTGCCCGCATCTGGTAGGTGATATTGATCAAAGGGACTGTGCTTTCCCTGAATGCACATCAGACGAAGGCCTGGAGGATACTGTGTACTTTGAGTTGTGCTTTCCAGAGCCAAATTGGGATACTGTATTCATGTTATTAGGCGAGTTACACGCTAGGAATTTTTAAAGTCGTATAATTCCCCAGGTTTACTCCTTATATAACAGGTGGTATAGTATACCATAGTTGAGCTGGAGACTACAATGCAAAAGTTTACCAATAATGACAGATACCTGTGGCTTCGTCGCAATATCGGTCGTCTGATCATTGAAACAGGTACTGACCACAATTCTGGTGAGGTTATATGCTACAAGCTGACTTCCAATAACCAGCTGACCACTCCAATTCCATCCACGTTTGATTCTGTGGTCGATAAAGCCATGGAAACAGATGGGTATACTCCAGGGTATAGCAATGGCCGAGGTGCCGCTGACCAACCATCTGATGTTGAGACGTATGAATTGACAGTGCATCCTTTGGAAATAGCTGTAGATCTTCACAATATAATAAACGCAGAAGGATTCGGAAATAAAGATCCGTTTTCTGAGGAGGTTCTGAAAGATACGTACAACCAACTGTGCACAATATTTGCAGCCTACAACGCAGTATATTATCAAAGATCAGGTAATATGTTCGGCGTGTATGAGCGCAGTATTGAGGGCGTATTCGATGAGCTGTCAAATAGCTTACGCAAAGCCTTGTTGCACATTGAGGATACGTTAAGAGCAAGCAAAGATGAGCAGTGATCATATTTCTGAAATTGACTTTGGAAAGTTGAGAGATTTTTAACCCAATACGAAGGTATTGGTTTTGGCAAGAATGATACGCAAAATGCGCGTAAAATTCAGTCAACCAAGAAGGTAAAGTACGCCGTAAAGGCTACTTCTGTTGTCGTAAATATCGTTATTAACTGGAGATCGATATGTATATCAAGCTTTTCATCAATGAGAATGAATATCGCAACATCGACAGTGCGCACAGTCTAAAGGCTGCTACGTCGATCGTGAAGAGTCTTTTGCCTGACAGCATGCACAAGTTCGCTGCTGGCATCGCACTGGACATTCGTAACCAGGAGGCGTAACAGTAACTGGAGGCAGTAGTTCAATGGTTAGAACGCATCTTTCGTCACGGCGCCAGTGAAGAGATGAAACGCAGACATAAGGGATTCTAGATAACTTGTTCGGTTCAATTCCGGCCTGCCTCTATCATATATGGTGAATACACGTGGTTGTTGATTTTGTTGCTAATGATTATTTTGATAGTAATAGCAAAAAGGTAAGGTTTTATTATTTGCCCCTCTGCGCTCAGGCAGCAGCAATATATACTGAGATGTATTGTGGTGAGAACAGCTATCCTCATCTGCTGGCAGAGGGGCAAATAATAAGACTTTAGTGGGTGTAGCGCAGTTTGGTAGCGCACCTGGTTTGGGACCAGGATGTCGAGGGTTCAAGTCCCTCCGCCCGCACCAGTTTGGACTAGGTTAGTAAGACGGTTGGCCCTATCTCCTCAGGGTATTTGGAGCGGTTGCCAGTGCCGTAGACCGTCGCCATTGGTATAGTCCAAAATAGAGGTTACTGTCTATGCGGACAGTCAGAACGACAGGTGAGTATTTCCAGCAGACGCGGATGAAATAGCCCGCCCAAGAGCGAGAAGCGCACTGACTGGAAAAGGTAGCTGAATCAACAGTGGCGAAGCCTGTGACCTCCCCAATTTATTATGGCAAAGGTAGTTCCTATAAATCTTTGGCGATATACTACCCGCCTACTAAGCGCGCTCTACGCCGTTGTCGAATGGATTAGAGCTTGTATTGGCTAAATAGGTTCCTATATACACTTCTAACTGTATACCTATCGCTACATTGGAGATTATTGTGAAAGACATAGTTTATGCGACTTTAGATCTGTTTAATGGAGTTCCAGCTCTAGCTGACGCCGAACAAGAACATTCTATCAACACAGAGTTCGGTCTTGTAATAGACCGTGATGCCAGATGGTTAGAAAGTAACATAGAGGACTATGCACGCTATAAACAATCTACTGGGTATGATTTAAATCGTACGTTCCATAAGTCTTGGGCTAAAATAGCTTCAATGAGTGACCGGGAGCGTATAACTCACCAGATCATTCATTACGCATCCACATACGGTACTAATTTCGAAGGTAATACGTATTTACCAGATGAGGTTTTACGTATACCCAATTACGATTTGACGTTTAAAGTTATTCACGCATACGATGAAGACGCACTGATAAAAAAGTGCTTGGATATACTAATCAGCGGAATAGCTTTAAAAGATGAAACAATACACAGTATCTTTTTGGTTCTTAAGTATTGTAACTACATCTTTACAGGTAAAGAAGGGATTCGTAACCGTGAAGCGTTGATGCATATTGCAGACAACTTCGGTCCGTGTATTTTAAAACCAGAAGAGTTAGTCCGTTACTTGGTGTTCAAGTCGACTGGTTCTACGTTGCTCATTAAGAACATGAGTACGTATCAGGCTATAGCCAAAAGTGCGTTCAATCCACGTGACGTCCTTTTAGCGTATGGTTTAACCAAGATTTCATGTGTGTTCAACAGATATAAGCCTATCTTTATGGCGCTTAAGAGCAAATGTCGTACTGAGATAAACTATATCTCCAAAGCCAGTAAAACGAATCATGTACCAGTGACCGAAAACCCATTAAATAAGGTCACTACCACTATTCTGACCGAGTCAGAGATGCCTTGGTTGGAAAACGCCACAGTGTTTGCCATATTCAGAGCTATGCACGCGTGCAATACACGTATGCGCGGTCAAAATACGTTCGTATATAAGGTACGTAATGGTAAGTCATTTGCCAAATTTAACCCTGTTAATAAGGTGAGTGACATTGTGTGTCAACACAACTATATTGTGCTAACGAAGTTCTTGAAGGCCAAATTTGATATGACCAAAAGCGTGTTCTTACCAAAAGACATTCTTTTTGGTTTACCTACGTCCGAGAAGCAGTTCATTGGAAACGTTCCAATTGGTACCAAAATTATTGGTGATTCGTTGGCAGTAGGTGTGTACTGGAGAAATGATTGGGGCGCTAGAGACATTGATCTGTCAGGAATGAGCATAAGTGGTAAAGTTGGCTGGAACGCTTCATATAGACAACATGGATATATTAAGGACGAGTATGGCTTAATGTATTCCGGCGATATTACCAATGCTCCAAATGGTGCAGTAGAGTACTTGTGGGCTGGTAAGTACGTCGATAATTCACTCGTACAGACAAACATATTTAGTGGTAAAGATACGTGTAAATATCGTATCATTGTAGGTGATGCTGACAATATAAATCGTGATTACATGATGAATCCAAATAACCTTAAATTCTATGTCGAAACAAACAGTGTACAGAAGCAGACAATTTTAGGTATGATAATGCCATATGATGGCAGAGTAGCGTTTGTTTTGTTTAATACAGGTTCTGGGCAGTTACGTGTAAGCGGTGGAAAGAACACACATCTCTTCCGTGAGGCGTTGATCCAAGAGTGGACTAACAATATCACACTTAATGACGTGTTGTACTCTATGGGAGTGACTATAGTAGAGTCGCCAGAAGAAGCTGATATAGATTTATCGATTGAAGCTCTTCAAAAAGACACGTTCATCTCGATGTTTGAGGTGAAGTAGTAAATCTTTATTAACGTAAATGAGGTAAGGCCATGAGTGTTACACCAGTATTGGATATGAATTCTGTACGACAAGAAGTGGAAAAAGAGCTGAATGATGAAAGAGTATCTGAAGCCAAGAAAAAGCTAAAGTCTAAGCTAAAGGAGTTACAAGCAGCAAAGAAGCTGGTAACCAATATCGAACGCGAGCTGTCAGAGCTCGAACACGAGCTTAGTGTTGGCCTTTGATAGACACAACAGGTCTTTACTCGACAGTGATGTACGAGTAATAGCTGGGCCATTTGAGTCTACTATAGGTAGAATGCTGCATTTTGGTTGGAATTTTGATGTATCTGTGGACCAGATATCATTTGGAGATATGCTGTTATGTGGTCGTAACTATAAATCTAACACTGTTTTTCAGTGCTTGATCAATAACTACAGGTATGCGCACATACGAGATTTTCGTGTTATGTACGTGCCGGCTGATACGGTTTTATCAGTGGAGATCAGTAGATCTACATACATACCACCAATAGCGCTACACAGTGCGCATGTTGGTAAGCTAGTCATGGGTCCGGCTGGACGCGAAGATATGATCATATACGAGGCGGGTGTTAAGAATGAAGAGCCAAGTGAGATCATAGTAATGCCTGAAGATATTCCAGGATTACTGGATAAAATACTTAAGGCTCAAGAGCCGAAGGCCAAAGAGATTCTGAAAAACGAGCGTCGTCGAAGTGAGATGTCTGAGCTTAAGTTAAAAGCTAAGATTCTGACTTTCGACAAAACGGGTTAGTGTGGACAAAAGAGGTTCCTATCTACTTAATAATCTGCTGGTTACTGGTTCGAATCCAGTCTGAACACCGAAGGTGATTCAGTAGCTCAATTGGTAGAGCAGCAGAATGTATCTACCTCTCGTCCACCATTATTATGGCTAAGAGTGTTCCTATAATTGCGGTTCAATTCCGCAGCCCGAAAGGGTCAAGGATTTGTATACACTTCGCCACTTGTATAATAGGTGTTATATGAACTATGTACTTGGTTTTATGTTCGACTCATCGTTCGACAGAGTCTTGCTAATAAAAAAGAATAAGCCAGAATGGCAAGCAGGCAAGTTAAACGGCGTGGGTGGAAAGGTCGAGCGATTTGAAACTGGACCGAAGGCCATGGTACGAGAGTTCAAAGAAGAGACAGGTGTAGATACTTCAGAATCTGATTGGAAGTATTTTCTTAATATGATTGGTAGTGATTGGTGTGTAATGTGTTTTGCATGTATAGGTCCAATAGAAAAAGCTATATCAATTACAGATGAAAAAGTATTTCCTGTGCATATAGCATCAAGTATACACCACCACAACAATTTCTTGATTGAGAATATACCATGGCTTGTTCAACTAGCCATTGATGTTCTTAAACGAGGCAGACCTCACATATCTAATATAAGGTATCCGTCATGAAGTATATCATGCTAGAACTATCACTTGGTGATCTGCGCTATAACGTACCAGTGATATTTCCTGATACCTTAGTACATGAAGATATGGGTAAAGCTGTAGTTCATGCTGCCAACAGGTCAGTACCGAAAGCAGACGTCAAAATGGTGTCCGCTGGATTCGTATCAAATTGTTCTGGTGTAACTTGTTACGGCAGATCAGAATCACTAGATCTTGATAGTAGACCAGAAGATGGTAAAATCATAAGTACATATGACTATACGCATGGGGTATTTGCATGAACGTATGGTATTCTACTAATGAAAATGCATGGCTGAGTAATTTGGCTGATAGACCGTTCAACTTAGGCGGATTATGGTTTTTCTCAGTAGAACATGCGTATCAAAGTCTAAAATCCGGTCGTTTTGATCCAGATACATATTACAAGTATAAAGGTCCAGGACAAAAAATAAAAGGTAAAACGGTTAGAACACAAGATAACTATAATCTATTGTTAATGAAGCTATTAATACGAGAATCATTTTTACAGAACGATCATTTGATACACATACTAATCAGCACACGAAACCATGTTATAACACACAATCAAGCCAATCCATATTGGAGAGAACATTTTCCAAAAATTCTTATGAACGTACGAAATGAGTTTGACTTTAAGGCACACATAAATGAACTGATATTTGATGACGATATTCCGTTCTAACTTTCCACCAGTTTTATCCTTAATAGTTACGTAGTATAGTTATACTAAATAAATTAATCTGGAAAACACATGCAATTTCACAAACAGCTTATTCAACACTGCCCAACAGAAGATCGTTATGGTGACTGCTTCAGGACTAGTCTTGGATGTATTTTAGACTTACGTCCTGAAGAAGTACCTCACTTCTTTGATAAAGGTAAGATATGTGATGAGGCGTTTGATGAGTTACATGAGTGGCTGTCAGATAGAGGTTTGAAAATAATAGACATACCATTCAATGGTAAAGACATAGAACCAAAACAATTTATTGAAAATATAAACACATGGTTTAGCGATATTCTATTGCTGGTATCAGGTGAAAGTGGCGGGTTTAAAGGCGTAAATCACACTGTTGTAGCATTAAACGGTGAATTTATACACGATCCAGCCATTCACAACAAATTCATCTGTGGTCCATGTGATGATGAGTTGTACTGGGTAGCGTTTATAGTACCTAAAACAATAGAGTTTCACTATGACTAAGCTAATACCAATAAAACCAGATATGGTTCTTACCGATGAGGCTCAGAATGATTACGATGACTTTAACAGCAGATTTGAGGGGTGTACATGTTTTCTAGGTCATCCACCGTGCGGGTTCTGCGCTCATCCAGGTAACCCACTTAATCTTAATGAAGATGAATCGGCATGGAAACACACATTGAAATCTGCAGTTAGAAGTGTGGTAGAAAACGGTAAGGTTGTATGATAATTGAAGCTTTAGTGAGTGCCGACGGCCGACTCTCGATCCATTGATAGTCTCCAGCTACCAATAGGCTGACGGCACTCACTAAAGCTCCAACAGGTGACATATGGAAGACTTAACACTGGGTGAGATCAGAAAGCTGTTACGGCTGTCTGAACAATCTATTTGTGACTATATAAATCATGAGTTGAATCAATTACGTGCCATTGGTATTGTACCAGAGGACGTCGATTTAGATAAAATCGTCACCAAAAGTTTGGGTTATGACGATGAGTTACGTATATCAGATGTAAGTATAGAGATAAAAGTATGACGCCAATAGTAAAAATGGTCTTTGGGTCACACTTGTATGGCCTAGATACACCAGAATCAGATAAAGATTTTAAAGGTGTGTATCTACCTGACATCAATGACATTCTGTTATTAAAAGTACAAAACAGCATATCTACATCCACAGGTAATGACAGATCAAAAAATACAAAAGATGACGTAGATACTGAGATATTTTCTCTGCAGTATTTTATGAATATGTTAGCTCAAGGGCAAACTATAGCTTTAGATATGGTGCATGCTCCTGACTGGGCCATAGAAGTATCTAGTGAAATTTGGATGCACATAGTAAGTTGCAAGCATAAGTTTTACACAAAGAATATGACAGCTTTTATTAGTTACTGTCGTAAACAAGCCAATAAGTACGGTATAAAAGGTAGCCGTCTAGATGAAGCGATAAAAGTAGAAATGTTTCTATCATTAAGACCAAATGATATGCGTCTATCGTCCATCTGGAACCATTTACCTGATGGTGAGCACATTCATAAGCTGCCACCATCTGACACAGACATGTCTAACAGACGTATTTATCAAGTAGTTGGTAAACAGTTTCTAGAGCACGCTAGACTCAGTGAAGTACGTGGGAGCTTACAGCAGTTCATAGCTAATGCTGGTGACAGAGCAGCTAAGGCTAGAATGAATCGCGGTATTGATTGGAAGGCTGTATCACACGCTGTAAGAGCAGCGGATCAAATGAAACAGTTATTCACTGAAGGTACCATTACGTTCCCATTGAAGCGTGCTGAATATATAAAGTCTGTAAAAATGGGTAGACTAGACTACACAAGACTTGTAGCACCAGATTTAGAACGGACAATGGACGAGGTGGAAGAATTGGCCTCAGTAAGCGGTTTACCAGATACGGTGGACTACAAGTGGCTGGATGATTTTACTGTGTCATTAATTAGAACTAAGTACAATCTCCAGTTTTATCCTTGATAGTTACATAGTATAGTTATACTGTAGTAATTAATCTGGAGACTACATCGATGCAACTAATCATAGATGTGCCTGATGAATACCTTCATACTATACGTGGTGAAGGTGTAAACAAACATGACATGGCCAGACTAGTGAAAAAGGAACTTTCTTCGGCTGGTGGTGTGTACATGCCGCACGAGTGGGAACAGATTTTCCTTCACATGTTCAGGAGTGGTAAAGCTCGTGTTAAAGCTGCGTGACACATTTGTAACGGCCGTATCAATAGCCATTGTAGCTACATTGATCATTTTAAACGTGTGGATATATTTCGAGGAAGTACACGTATTCGTGTGTATTTTACTTAACATTTTGTCATTCGCAATGTGGATGTCTTGGGGCACTTCTAGCCAGTTTCGTAAAAGGATAACTGCTATTGAAAACCGAGTAAAACGATGAGTTTAGAATGGGTAAAATGTGCCGAAGGATACAGAGCCAGAGTACTTAAAGGCCAATTTAAGGTAAAGCTAATTGACGGCAAATGGCGTGCATCTTACGAGACAGTCAAAAGTGGTTTTGTAGTTGGTAACACAATAAGTGAAAACATTGCTAATAGTGTTCTAGCTAAAAACGAATGTGAATCGGCTTACGAAAAAGTCAAGCACCTGGTAGACGCACCATGAAACTTTTCCTGACTATAAATGACGTACAAACAATATTGACAAGAATCGGCTTACGAAAAAGTCAAGCACCTGGTAGACGCACCATGAAACTTTTCCTGACTATAAATGACGTACAAACAATATTGACAAGAATCGGATGCGATGTAGAGAGAGATATTACTAACAAGTATCTCAACATACGTTATCATGGTGTCAGTATGGGCCGTGTTACGTTTTCCTCTACAGAAGACTTCCACTTGAAACTGTATGGCGAGTATAGGTATAGATCTGATCCACTAGACCTAAAAGATTGTGACATGATCAGATACAGATTCAACGTGGCGGTATCTACAGGCTATGTTCCGTCGCTTCATGATTGGCTGATAGTGGTGCGTGACGCTAAAAATGCACAAGCAGCGGAACTTCGTATACGTGTAAGAAATCGTGAGCGCCTTGAATCTGTATTCCCTAAAAAACGAAGTAAATTAGTGCCAAAAAATATTCGTTCATTCTTAGGTGAAGTGGTAGACGATGACGTACGTTGTGACACATAAACGCAGTCAAGCTTTAGTAAACGCCGCAATACGGTTCGCTAAAGGACACCATGAAGGTCAATTGCGTAAGTATACTGGAGAACCGTATATAGAGCATCCGATTTCTGTTGCAAAGATTGTATCAAGTGTAACAGAAGACGTTGAAGTCATATGCGCAGCCATATTACATGATGTATTAGAAGATACGAATGCTAAGTATGAAGATCTAATAAACCGTGGATTTGGCTGGAGTATAGCCAACATGGTGTTAGAGTTAACTGATGTATCTAAACCATCGGACGGTAATAGATCTATACGTAAGGCTATAGACAGAATGCACTTGGCCAAGGCCAGTAAAAGATCAAAGACTGTGAAGTTGGCTGACATGATTGATAACTCATGCTCCATAGTTGTGCATGATCCTAACTTCGCTGTAGTGTACATGAGAGAAATGAAGCTACTATTGCCACACATAAAAGATGGCGATATATCTCTATTCAAAATTGCAAACCAGATAGTAGAAGAATACTATGCCAGCAAGACGTGAAATCCGTGCTGTAAGAAAGTGGTCTATACTAGTATACAGACCAAAGTATTGGTATGAGTGGCTATTCATGCCATTACATAAAATGGTTTGCGGTTATGTGTACGTTTGTAATGACGTGCCATATAAAGACATGATGGATGCTATTCGTCATTGCACTGTAGCAGACATTTGCTGTAAACCTGAGCGCTCTGGTATAAACACGTGTAGCAGCCCGTAGCTACATATTAATAATTTTATAGTGTTTAACCAGAACGCTCTGAATAGTCCGAACGTACATCCGGTTACATACTTCTAAGTTAAAAATTGAGGTTACAATGTCTAAGAGAAAAATTGTTTGTCTGTGTGGATCTACCAAGTTTCGCAAAGAGTTTGAAGAAGCTAATAAGGCATATACACTGGCAGGATGGGTTGTACTGACAGTAGGTGCATTTCCACACACTGACAACAGCCAATCCCCTGAAGAAGAGTTCGGCTCTTCGGTAAAACGTGAGCTAGATGAACTGCATAAAGACAAGATTCTAATGGCTGATCTTGTACACGTGATCAACGTAGGTGGATATATTGGCTTTTCTACGAAGAACGAGATAGCTCATGCGCTCGCACATGGAAAGAAAATAGAGTGGCTAGAACCAAAGTTCTCTATGGAGAATGTGTACTTTGCTCTGAAGCAACACTTTAATCAATGATGTTTGTACTATGAAGCTACCAGTTAAATATGATGATATACCGATTAGTGATAGATGGAGGGTCAGGGAAGAGTATGTTAGGTTACAAGAAGGTAATTGCTATCACTGTGGAGCGCCCTTAAGTGGTAAACCAACTAAGAAAATTAGGATTAAATGGATAAATACGCGTCTATTTCCGCCTAACTTCTTCAGGTACCCAATACATTTACACCATAGTCATGACACAGGAATGACCATAGGTGCTGTGCATAGCCTGTGTAATGCTGTGTTATGGCAGTATTACGGAGAGTAATCCCTCTATTTACTCCCTGATTAATAGGTGGTATAGTTATACTGCAATGTAACTGGAGATAAAACCATGTCTAACGTATTTTCATCCGGTCAATGTGTAATCCACAATGACGGAACTTATGGTATCATAATCGGCACTACTCGTAATGCCACCAATCACAAACTCTTAACCAGGTTCTTGATTTGTGGTGGATCTACTCGCGACAAGATTGGCAGCCGCCGCACGTCGTACTCATCGAACTTGTCTCTTTTGACAGATCTAAAAAGAATCAAGATCTGTGCTGATAAGTCCATAAGGTATAATGTGGATATCAATGTGGATGTCGTTACATGTACGAAGAATGATATCAATATGGATATCGTTACGTATCCGAATGACGCGTTGATGAAGGAGATCATGGATAGTATAGACTATAAAAAATCTAGCACTACGTTAGACAAGAAATCGAAGATCGAAGCATGCAGTCTTAAGCAAAAGACAGCTGAAGCAGCGAAGCGCCGTCGTGCTCAACGTCGTGATCTGAAAGCCGGATACTCTTTCAAGTCTTCATCTGTATCATCTTTGGACTACATCGCGCTGTCAGAAGAACTGGGTAAGTCGAACCCTGTTATGATCGTCAAGATGACAGCCAACAAAAAGACGTATTTCGTCGTTGGCGTGTACATTCAGCTGATCAACAAGGTTCGTGCTAAAAAAGCACCAACTATGCCCATGTCATACTCAGTCGCACGCAATTTAGAGCGTGCTGTGTTTTACAAAGTCAACGTTGACAACCTGCCAAGCATGATCGAGTGGTTGAAGGCAGTAAATCGTGCATCATGGGCTGGTAATGGCAGTGTCAAAGCCAGCGTTTCATTCCCAAAAGTGTGATAGGACTAGTATTCCAGCACACGGACGTGCCAAGAGGTGATGGTCTGATTCCAGTAAGATCATATTTTGATCTAAAGAAGGGTAGCTACTATATCGTACGATACAACGGCACATACTATACAGGTATAGTAGAGTCAATAGATGAGTACGATGAAAAAATAGGCTATCACCATTTGATCAGACGTATGGATAAAACTGAATTAAAGATCACATTTGATGGATTTAATGAGTGTCGTATATACACTTGTACACTACATTAGGGCTTGTAGCTCAGACGGTTAGAGCAGTCGACTCATAATCGATTGGTCGTAGGTTCGAATCCTACCAGGCCCACCAAATTTGGAGACATAGATGACAACCCACCTTCGTCAAATAGCCAACAAGCTGATGGAGCAAAACCCAGAAGGTACCAAGACAGTACCGTGCAAATGGTGCGATACACCAACTCCGATGCTTGGTACTAAAGAGTGTGATGGCTGTTGGGAACTTCGTACTCGTCTAGTCCAATCCAAACAAACCATTCTGGTATCAATGCTTAACGTAGAACGTCCAGATCTACTAGTCATGGTGAAGGAGACCAAAGATGAAAATCTTCCAACAGATAAAGAGTGAGCTCAAGCAGTACGAGTTGAAAGACGTGGCTGAATACGCAGAAGTAAGCGTGCAGACACTACGTAACTGGATTGATGGTAAGGTAGAGAATCCGCACCTTCGTACCATTACAGCTGTGGCCGATGCACTTGGCTATAACGTTGTTCTGGAAAAACAAGGCACGGTCTTTACTCTAGCAGCTTAACCGGGTATGGCGGAATTGGTAGACGCAAGGGACTTAAAATCCCTTGGCTTAGGCCGTGTGGGTTCGAGTCCCACTACCCGGACCAAAACATTAGGTGAAAAATAAGATGGAAGAAATCAATGAGTGGTTAGATAATGAGTGGAATAAGAATCCTCCGCAGAATGATGGGGATTTTTACTATTACGGCCCACTTCCTGGGGGAGGAGATAATATAGTCATTATAGTACAGATAACCACACATCCTGGAACTGGTCAGCGCTTAGGATGTTTCTTTATGCCACCTGGGTGGAGAGGAAATAAGATGATTGTAACGCCTACACTTCACGCAGCAGAACTCCATATGTGGACAGGAGAATGGTCTGGACCTGAGTTTGGTCTGTGCTGTGTAGATAGTGAGTAAAAATACGATGAAGTGTAAAGAATGTGAAGACTCTGGATATATGTGGGATACTGCAATACCATGCCCAAAATGTGATATTGGTGCTGAAAAGAAGTATGAAGAAAATAAGTCTGAGCTAAGGCACTTAAATATTAGAGCCAAAGCATTGCGAAACAGTATAAAGGCGTACGAACTATCTAAGTCTAAGATAGATTACGGTATTTTTAATGGTGATGGTCGTACAACAGTATCTCCGATAAACTATCCAGTAGGTACAAGACCAATATCCGTCACCAAATCAGCTGCAAGAGCATGTATCAACAGATTTCTTTCTACAAAATCGTCCACACATTCAGTATTTGGATCTACTTTGTGGGTTATACTTTATTTCTGCGTACTTCATGATATAAAGTATACACTATTTAGAACAAGCGGTATTGGCTACTATGTACAACTTAACGCGTTTACTGGTGATGATCTTTCTGTTTTTGTTAACAGTAAATCCAGTTAAATTACAATTTACCTACAGCCACAAATTTAAGTTCACCAGTAAATCGTACGTGGTATCCCATTCTAGCGAACATGGTCTGGATTATATGGATCTCTTGCTCAGACACGGCAAATAGATCTTTACTTATACCAAGAATCATTCGGCATACTTCTTCATTTGACGAGGAGCTAAGTTGAAGAATCTCGTCACTTATCTCAGAACAATCTCTATCCCACATAAAACATACTTTGTTTACGTTCTTTTTACATCGCGTCCACTCTATTTCGAGAATACGAAGTAGCGCTATTATGTAGTCATTGTATTTTGCTTCATAGTAATTGCCTCTATATCTTTTTGCAAAAAATCTGAGATACACTATAAGCAAGGCATCGATTTTACTCATCATTGTGTAATCCATGGTAATTTTGTAGTATTATATACCAATGAATAGTCAAGGTAAATACCGATGAAAACAGCAGAAGAAATGGTTTTAATAATCAAACGAGCACAAAGAATGGCTAACACGTATAAAGAGCCATATGTAGTGCTTAGAAACGGTCTGATTGTAGACGAAAAGTCTATTAAAGACGTTGTAGATCCTACAAATGTTATAGAGACATGCAAACCAATTATTGATGACCAATAGATCGTCTGTTTTACTCCTAAAAATTATATGTTAGTATACCTACTGCTACAACAAACCTGGAGATAGTCATGTTACCAAGATCAGCCGAAATCATGCTTAAAGTTGGTACTGGAGAAGATTACGTGGACACATTCCTTGAAGTGTACGGGTTTTATCCAGAAAGTGAGCCTACTGGCTTTGATTCAAGTGGTCGAAGACTTTGGGCTACAAATTATGGTGGTATAAGACAAAATAACAGAAATGAAGATAGACGACGTAAACGTGCAAGACGGTACATGTCTATGGTAAAAGACGTACTTCAAGAGATCAAAGATGAAGAAGACGATAGACAACATAAGACTGAATGAAGAAGTTGGCAATGTACGCATTGATAAGCTTGAGCCGAACAGTGCGTACACTGGTGGCTGGCTTATTTATGTAACATGTCTAGAGTGTGGTACCAAGCTTGGTATGTCGTTCGTTACATTGAATAAGAGAATAGAGAAGGGCACGTCTGGATGCAAAGTCTGTACGGCAACAGTGTTCAAGAAGGGCGACATATCTATGGACTGGGTAAATTCCATGTGGAAGGTACCTGAAAACGTGATAGGCACGAAAGTCTACTGTGAATTCCCCATGAAATAAAATCAGGGTTTACACTGTTAAGTCATTGTTATATAATATAAAAATGTCGCTCCGAAAATCCCCTAGACCATCGGCCAATGGTTCAGGCGCGACTAGCTGACCTTACCCAGCGATAATGGCCATCGGCACATCTGCACACCCCAAGAGCACGTGTCGATGGCCATTACTTTTAGTGTAAGGAATACGGTAAGGTAATGTTATATTCAATACATAATCAAAATCATCATTAGGGTAAACCTATGGGCGTACTGGACTCTGCATTAGACTTTATTAATAGAGGCTTTTACGTATTCCCTACGTATGCTAAAACACCAATAATGAAAGACTGGCCGAATCTGGCCACTAATGATCCAGATACAGCTATAGAGTGGTTCACAAATGAATACTCTAATGCTGATGGATTTGGAATATGTCCAAAAGATACTTGTTTTGTACTTGACATAGACATAAAAGACGGTAAAAAGGGCATAGACTCTTTAAAGCTGTTGATACAAGAATTCGGATTACCAAAAGACACATTCAAAGTAAGAACAAAGTCTGGAGGTATGCACATATACTATAGTTATCCAACCAGTTTAAAAGAAGATCAGTACATAAAATCGGTGGTTGGATGGACTTTACCTGACGGTAGAAAATTAGATGGAATAGATATACGTGGAAATAAAGGTCAAGTAATTGGACCAACAGACGATAATAATTACGCCATAATAACTGACACAAGTCTCAAAGAATTACCACAATCAATAGTTGACTTATTACCAATCGAGTCTAACTATGGTCTTAAACCGGTCGATGCTCATGACGCGGACTCTCTTATAGCTTACGATAAACCAACCATGGGTGGCATGATCCCTGATGTAATACCTAAGGGAGAGCGACACGATACATTACTAAGTCTGACTGCTTCATGGGCTCGTAAACTACCATACGAAACAGCAAAAATACTGTTACAAGTAGCATGTGATAGATGTGAAGGATCTGTAGCCTTTGAAGACTATCTATCACGACTTGATGACGCGTACGCAAAATTTGAACCAGTAGTCAAAGATAAGTTACAGTACATGCTAGATCACATGGTATATGTTACATGGGGTAGTCGTGTATATAGAAAAGATAAGCCTGGCAATGTTGCTACAATAAAGCTTGATGAAGCAAGAAATGTATATAAAAACTGGCTAATATGGGATGAGCGGGTACTTGCTAATGGTGATACTAAAAAGACAAGCAGAGAGGCATTCTCTGACTGGTTAAAACATCCAGATAGACAGACAGTGGAAAATGTTGGGTTCAAACCAGTTACAGAAGAACGATACATTTGTCCTGTATTAGGTGTAGAGGTAATAAACTCATACAGAAAACCTGACCACTTGCCTGTCATAGCAACTGACAAGCATGTCAAACCATTTGTGGATTTAGTACAGCATTTATGGGGTGATCACTCTGAAATCATGCTTAATTGGTGTGCACATTTAGTGCAGCACCCCACTATTAAGTTTCATTGGGCTCCGTTAATAGTTACACCTGTACAAGGTATGGGTAAGAACCTGTTCTTTAAAATCATATCACAAGTACTTGGAATGTGGAACACATCAATTGTTAATGCTGCCATGCTTAACAAGACATTTAATACATTCCTTGTAGAAAATTTATTAGTACTTATAAACGAGGTACAAGAGATAGGAAAGTCTGATAGACGAGCCATGATGGGTAAGCTGAAAGGTTATGTTACAGAGTCCCAACAGTCTATCGAAGGTAAAAGCGCAAATATTTATCAAACAGAAATATTTGCTAACGTGATAATATTCTCCAATGTCGAAGATGCAATGGACATTGAAGATGAAGACCGCAGATGGTTTATACATATAAACTACGATAGACCACAGCCAGAATCATGGTACAATAACATAGTGAGTTGGATGGACAATGAAGGTGCGTCATATCTTTATCATTGGCTTATGAATCGTGATATATCAGGATTCAAAGCAACAGGTCATGCGCCAGCATCTGAGTCTAAGCTTGAAATGATACGAGCCAATAAGACCGAAGTTGAGCTTATAATAGAAGACCACATAGCTACTAGCTACTCTATATTTGGATCAAACATAGTAACACAACAAAGTTGGGAATACTATGTAAAGCATGTACTTCATAAAGGTGGTAGACTAGGTCATGCACAAGAGAAATTTCTCAAGAAAAAGTATTTCGTCGGTGTAAAAACACTAAATAGTTCAAATGGTAAATACATATCATGTCAAGTAATGATGCCAAATATAGCGTCTATGAGTGACATAGATGTGGTGATAGAAGACCGCAAGAGTTCGAAAACAACTTGCTGGACTTGCAGAAATCATGGTTCTTATGACAATAGAACCACTAAAGAAATACGTGAAGAATATATGAAGATATTCTCTTCAAGCGGTTCAACAGCGAATAACATAACAAATATCGCATAGTTCCCCACGTGTTATCCCTGTAAAACATGTGATATAATATAATATTGCAACAATTTTATCTACGGAGTAGATATGGACTACAGCCAGCTTTTCAGTTTAGACTTAGAAACAGAACCAACAAATCCTAATGACACAAGACCTGTTGCATTAGAACCATATAGACAGTATTCAGGAGAAGCAAGAATATCGTCTATGTCTGTAGCTGGCCCAGACGGATATGTGGCACAAGCAAGTTTGCTGAATAACGATATAGGGCGAATCACTGACCTACTCCATATGCTAAAAGGAAAGCAGGTTATATGCCATAACACTGTATTTGACACAGCATGGTTGATTGGCAGCGATGGTATTGATATATTACGACCAATAAAATGGCGTGATACATTTATTCTGGCCAAATGGCTTCTTAATGGGCAACCATTAGAACGAGGAAAGAGTGAGCACCACAACTCTGACGGCAAGTTCTCACTTTCATTAGCTAATTTGGTAAAAACATTTTTAAAAGGCCATCCTCTTTACGAAGAATTCCTGGATGTAAAGAATCAAAATGTCACACCAGGTCAAGATCCTAATTACTGGTTACGTCGTGGACGCATGGACGCTATACTGACGCGTGATCTATACATAAAGCTGATTGAAAAGCTGCCTCAAGCACAAAGACGTGGGTACATAATCGAGTGTAATGCAATATTGCCAACTGCCAATAGTTGGATGAATGGTATTGTGTTGAATAAAAACGGCGCCAAAGAGTTAAAGCCAAAAATTCAGCGTGCTAAGGCAGGTTTAGCTGGAAAGCTAGGTAAACCAGAAGGCATGTTCACTTCACCAAAACAATTAAGTCATTATCTGTTTAATGAGCTTGGGTTAAAACCTATAAGCTATACACCAACTGGTAGCCCATCAACTGGTGCCGATGACCTTAAACGCATGGCATATGATATGGCCGGTACTAAGGCTGGTGACATAATCAAAACCATTCTAGAATTCAAGCAAGTAAAAACTCTAGAATCAAAGTATATTGACGGTATACTCAAAGTATGTAATTATAACGGATCGAATATCAATCACTCGGCACCTCGTATGTTTGGAACATACACAGGTCGTTTTACATACTCATCCAAGACACTTAATAAGGAAGTATTCAGGCCAGGTATAGCTACTCACCAGTTACCTCGTAAAGGTCCAACTCGTGGATTACTAACTGCGCCAGAAGGTTACATGGTCGGTGAACTTGATGCAGCAGCACAAGAAATGCGTGGAATGGCTATTGAGTCACGTGATGCACACATGCTTGATGGATTCAATAGAGGCATAAACTTGCACAGTTCTATGGGCGCGTATATAAACGGCATACAATACGAAGAATTCGAGCGTCGTCGTAAGGCTGAAGATAAAGACACTATAAATTATCGGTATGCTGGTAAACTGCTTAATTTATCTTGTCAATATCGTATAGGAAAAAACGCCATAGCTAGCAAGTTCTTTACAACGTATGGAATTGTAATATCTCAAGCTATGGGTGCATCGTATCTTCGTATGTACAAAGAACGATATCCAGGTGTTCCATTATATTGGGATAAAGCTATACAGAAGGCCAAACAAAATGGATATGCTGAAACAATTGCTGGACGCAGATACCAGTTGACTGACTGGAACAGTAAAGCCTGGGCCACCGAGTCTTCAGCGATTAATTTCCCAATTCAAGGCTTTGGTGCTGATCACAAAGACGTAGCCATATCGTCAATATTCAAACAATTTCCTGAAGTGATATTCGTGCTTGATCTGCATGATGGTTTGTGGTACTACATTCCAGACGATAGGCCGAAAGAGTTGTTACTGGAAATGAGGGACTATCTTAACACGAAGGTAGATTACAATCAATTATGGGACGCTGATATCCCCATTCCTCTTCTGTTCGATGCTCAGCTCGGACCTAATTTTAAGAACGTACACGAACTATAACGGAGCAAAAAATGGGTGATATAGCCTTAAGTTATTCACGTCTAAGTGACTATGAAAACTGTCCTCGTAAGTTTAAGTCAAAGTACTTGACTAAAACGTATCCAAATGACCCTAACAATCCGTACTTCATTCGTGGTTCTGCTATACATAAGCAGTTGGAAGACTACGCTAATGCACGTATAAGCGGACGAGACCCATCACCTCTTTCTGACGATATTGCAAGAGCCGGCAATATCATAGAAGGCGTTGTAAAAGGTTACAGTATAATATATACGGAGCAACAAATAGCTGTAGACAAAGACTTTAACTCAGTAGAGTGGTTTAGCAAACAGGCGTATTACAGAGCTATATTCGACCTTGTTGCCATAGAGCAATCAAAGGCTTTGATAATAGACTGGAAATCCGGTAAAGTACGTGATTATGATGATAGTGACACTGGTCAGTTGCACTTATCATCTGGCATACTCATGTCAATCAAACCACAAATAGAAGAGGTGACTACAGCGTACGCGTTTGTAGAACACAATCAGACTATTGCGCGTAAATTTACTCGTGATCAGTTGAGTGATTTAATCGCACCATTTCATAAGGCTCACGCAGAAGTAAATAGAGACAAAGAGTTTTTGCCTATCAAAAACAAGTACTGTTATTTCTGTGAAATACCGCCACATGAGTGTGAGTATAAGAAATGACACTTCCAGATATGAACGTTAGACAGGTGCTGGCATCGTTATTCGATGTACCAACAAGCTTCATAAACACGGATGTTGTGAGGATGGTATCAGACTTTGGTCAATTTATGTTCATAGACGATGAGGCAATGGAAATGGCAAATTCGTCATTACAGCAACTATACGAGAACAAGTCCAGTGGCACAGACACCAGAAGGCAAGGTTAAAGATTGGTTAGTACGATACATATTAAAGTACTTTCCTGATGCGTGGATATACAAAGCTCCAGCAGGAAGATATGGTCGTAAGGGTGTACCTGATTTACTATGTTCTATAAAAGGTATATTTGTCGCCATAGAAGTAAAGGCCGATAATGGCACTTTATCACAGTATCAAGACTATGAAATTAAGAAACTAGATAAATCAGAAGCACTAACACTGGTGATTTATGGCAAAGATGAAGCTAAATTACGATGCTCCCTTAGAAGGGTCCTCTCCTATTATAAAGGAGACAGAATATCATGGCCATCGGGTTGCGATAAAGATAACACATAGACTCTTTTATACAGAAGTAGTAGTTGCGTGTGCTAATCCAAGATATAAGTCAACCATAACTTGTCACCATACAAACGTAGTAAACACTGTTCATAAGCAGTTAAAAGGTATTCACGATGGAACTCACTAACTCTCAAAGACGAATGCTACAACGAGTTCTGATGGCTAAAGGTCCAGGAGTTGGAAACTGGAGCCCTGGTAAAGTCACGTTAATTGTAGGTGATAGAGCCACACGTAAAAACGTGAGTAAATTACCTTTTATTCATCCAGATGGTTGCGCACCGTGGTTAGCTGATCAGATGGATTTAGTTGATGCCAACGAAGACAACTTTTACTGGATTAACGCGTATTCTTTTAAGGGCGTAGCTACTGACGCTAGTTTCATAGAAGAGCTTAAACCAATTAGAGTTATAGCTCTTGGTGCAAAGGCCGATGCGTGGTGTGAGCAGAACAACATCCCACATATATCTGTACCTCATCCACAATATTGGAGAAGATTTCATTCCAAAGAACGTTACCCATTACTAGATCTTATAGCATAGATGTACGATTTATCAAAAATAGATTACGCATTTCCTTGCGAATATGAAAGACCTTTCGACCATCAAGTCGAAACTTTTATGTTTATGCTTAAGTACCCAAGATCCTACATACTAAATACAATGGGTACTGGTAAGACGCTTACAGCGTTATGGGCTACTGATTACTTGATCATAAAAAATAAGATACGTAGGATATTAATTATATCTACGCTGTCTTCTTTAAAGCCTACTTGGAGTCATGAGATACTAACTCACTTGCCGCACAGATCATTTACCATACTACATGGAACTCGTAAAGAACGATTGATAAATTTACGTAAGGACGTAGATTATTTCTTGATAAATCACGACGGTATTAAAACCATAGAAGATGAGTTGACTGACTATGGATTTGATGCTGTGATTATAGATGAGTCTACAGCTTACAAAACACATTCATCTGATAGATCTAAGTGTGCTAAAAGGTTATGCCAAGACATACGAGCTGTATGGTCTATGACTGGCGAACCTACACCTTGTTCACCATTAGAAGCGTATAGTCAGGCAATAATAACAACGCCTAAAAATCCTAACTTACCTACGTCTTTTTATAAGTATCGTGATCAAGTGATGCTTAAGATTGACGAGGCTACATATGTACCAAAAGAAGGCTGGCAAAATGCCGTAGCAAAAATACTTCGGCCATCTATACGATTTACTCTTCGTGAGTGTGTAGATTTACCAGAAACCATAGTTGTTAATCGTGAAGTAGGATTATCAAAAGAACAGCATCGCATGTATGCTCAAATGAAAAAAGAGTATATAGCGCAATATAAGGACGGACTAATAACGGCTTCAAATGCTGGAGTAAAGTATTTAAAGCTTCTTCAAATATCAGCTGGCACTGTATTTGATGAAAACAAAGTACCTCAGTATTTAGAGTGTAACAACAAGCTCAATGAAATATTGGAAATATTCTATCAGACTGAGCAAAGAAAACTTATCGTATTCGCGTTATTCAGACCACTTGTACGCAGAATTGTTGAGTTCTTGCGGCACAAAGGAATTAAGGCCGCTGGTATAATGGGCGGTATGAATAAAAATGAACGAAGTGACAACATACAAAATTTTCAGTTTGGTGATCTAGAAGTAGTAGTTGCACAACCTAAAACTGTAGCGCACAGTATAACGTGGACAGCAGCCAACTATATCTTGTGGTTTACTCCAGCTCCATCTAATGAGATATACAATCAGGCCAATTCTCGTATAGTTCGTCCTGGACAAACACGTGTTCAATATATAATGAGACTATTTAGTTCTGAGTCAGAAAAAAGAGTGTACGCCGTTCATGAAGAACAAGCCGATATGTCAGCCCTTTTGATGGATATACTGAAAAATGGCGGTTAATCTTCTGTTATATCCCTGCTTAAATTGTGATATAATATGTTTTTGGAGCGAGCTATGACAGAAAAGAAAGAATATAGAGTTGATGATGTAGTAAAGCGTTATCGTGAAATTAAGCTTGAATTAGATAACGCACGAAAAGAATGGCAGACAAAGGAACTGGAGCTCAAAACAAAAATCGAACGGCTTTCAATGTGGCTACGTGAAAAAGCCGATCTTCTTGGGGTTAACTCATTCAACACCCCGTATGGTACAGCATACAGATCTGAGAAGGCATATGCTCGTATATTAGACTGGGACAAATTTATCGATTATGTTATAAAAACCGATAATACCCAGATGTTGGAAAAACGATTAGCAAAAATAGCTACGATGGATATATTGGATAAAGAGAAGCTTGATCCAATAACTATCGGCGTAGAAATAAGCTACGACATCGATTTTCTAGTTCGCAAACCATCTAAACCAACAAAAGGTTAAAATATGTCTAAAGACCTAGTAATTCCCGATTATCTGAAGGCCCTTATCGATTCTGGTGATGTACAAGACGACGCATCAAATCTGGTAGGTTCTGTATCTAGCGTACCTCGTATATCGCTCAAAGGTCAGAAATTCCGGCTGATAGTCGATGGTGAAGAGAAAGAAATCATCAAAGACTCGATGCATGTAGTTATCCTCGGATCTCAACCCGACATGCCTCGTTTGATGGCTAAAACCTACTATGAGGGAGATTACAACCCCAACGATAGCGGTCCACCTGACTGCTCTTCTTCCGACGGTATTTCTCCTGATGACTGGATAGTTAGTCCGGTTTCTGAAAAATGCCACAACTGCCCCAAAAACAAGTGGGGTTCCGCTATAAGCAAGCTGTCTGGCAAAAAAGCCAAAGCCTGCCGTGACTCCAAACGACTGTTCATAGTGAAGCCTACAGAGATTACGGATGGCACGATCTATACAGTGAATGTGACAGTTAGTTCACTGAAAGCTCTGTCTGAATATGGTAAGTTCTTGTCAGAACACAAGTTACCTATGTCTGCAGTAATCACCACTCTAACACTGGCTGATGACTCTGACTTCCCACGGTTGGAGTTCAAAATGGCTGGCATCATGAAAGAGGCCAACGGTCGTGCGGCTATCACTCGTTCTCAGCAGAAAGAATGGACTGAGTATCAGGGAAAGATGCTAGAGCACGATGATGCCGACAGCAAGCCGTCACTCACAGCTCCCGATAATGTAGACCCTACAGCGCCAATCAATGCTGACGGTTCTATCGAAGGTAGTACCACAGAGTCGACCAAGTCTGGTCCGTCTGATATAGACGACATTCTGGATCAGTGGTAACAAACTGATAGATGTAGCCTGTAACCAATAAGTTGCAGGCTACATCTAACTATATGTATACCATAGTAAAAATTTTTGGAGAATAGTGGATGAATCTGCTTTTAACGTTAGGTCACAATAGTTCAGCCATACTAGTCAGCAGTAATGGTGAAGTTCTGTGCGGGTATGAGAATGAGCGTTTGACTCACGTAAAGTCAGATAGCAAATTTCCTATAGAAGCTATACAGGAAATAATGAAGCATCACTCTATTCCAGTGAATGTAAGTGTGTTCGTAAGCCATTGGTTTACAAACTGTATTCTCCCAGATCTACCAAATAAGTGGTGGGATCCAATAACGTTATTCAAACTATTTCCAGAGGCTACTGTCTATTCTCTGGACAAAGACTTTACACACCATGATGCTCATTGCTATAGTGCGCTAGCATTCTTGGATAAACCTGAATATAATGATCACACAGTAATAGTGTGCGATGGATTTGGTAACTTCGGTGAAACACTGAGTATCTACAGAGTTAACGGCTCTGGAAGAGAGCCAGAGCTAATTAAACGAGCTTTTGGGTACTCGTCTTCTCTTGGTTTATTCTATCAATATGCTACGGCATATTTAGGCTTAACAATGAACCAAGATGAATACAAGTTACTCGGATATGAAGCACACATATACGAGCATATTATATGTGAAAAGGGGTTACAAATTCTTTATAGGGAAGCAGAAAAGCTTTCTAGCAAATTTATACAGGACATAGTGAGTTCATCTGTAGTTGACAAGTTTGATCCTATGCTATCCATAGACGCTCTTCCAGCTTTACGAGAAAACTACAGAGTATTTTTCGATGAGCTGTTAGCTGAAGTTAGATTACACAAATCCATGGAAATAGGTAAGATTCGTATAGCTATATCTCACTTTGTTCAACGAGTGGTAGAACAAACATTAGGATACATAGTAGCGTCATACACACCAAAGGACCTGTTATTGGTTGGTGGTGTGTTCATGAATGTCAAGCTAAATAACTACTTGTCAAAAATAGCTCCAGGATACACGTCAATAATGCCACTAGCCGGAGATCAAGGTGCTGCAATTGGTGTATACCACAGACATACTGGCAAGTTTAAATGGCCTGGTAATCTGTTCTGGGGCAAACGTCATTTATACCATATTGATAATGACATATTAATACGGCCTAGATTCAACACATTAGAAAACACAGTATCGGCCCACAAAGTAATTGCCGCACTAATAAGCCAAAACTATATTGTCAATATAGTACACGGTAATATGGAGTTCGGTGCAAGGGCTCTTGGTAACACTAGCACACTGGCAAGACCTACAGAAGAAAATGTTCGTTATATAAATCAGTGTAATGAGCGATCAACAATAATGCCTATGGCCGGTGCATGTAAAATTGAGTTTGCAGAGCAGATACATGGTGATGACCTGTATTCTATACATAAATCAATGGAGTATATGATCTGCACACGTGACTTCAAAAATACTGAGCACATTAAACTTCGTGGTGCTGCTCACTATGACCCAGTAGAACAAAAGTTTACTGGGCGCACACAAATAGTCAGACCAGGGAATATAATATACGATATTCTTAACCATACTGACGATGATGTACAGCTGGTTATAAATACCAGTTTTAACCCACACGGTAAACCTATCTTGTTCAACATGATTGATGTGATTAATGGTCATAACTTCATGATTGAAAGAGATATAGATGATCGTGTATTCACCTTTGTTATAACAAGAGGCTCACATGTCCAAGTTTAAGCAGGTTGTAGAATTTAATAAGAATGTACTTGGCATTTCGCCACGTGATCTTGGTATGCAGAGTGAGGAAGAATTCAGGTTATCTGTTCATCAGCTAACAGAAGAAGTTCTAGAGATACAAGAAGCATATGAGGATAAGGATTTTATCGCGCTTATCGACGGACTACATGATCTGGAATACTTCCTTCTCGGTGTAATGTATAAAATCGGTCTAACTGAAGATAAGCACGAGCAGATCTTTTCAGCCATACACGAGGCCAATACCAAGAAGGTACGAGGCACAAAACTTTCTCGTCAAGGTTATGGTGATAGTGCTGACGCTGTAAAGCCAGATGGTTGGGTAGCACCAGAGACCGCCATAGCTCGTATATTGGAGGCAAAATGAAGAGCATTATCGTAGAAGGTTACGATAACATGGGTAAGTCAACATTGATTGATGACTTACACCACACATCTTCATTTAACTTTCCAATACACAGAGCAGGTCCACCAGCGCAAAACGATGCTCATGCCATTTTATGTTGTGAAGAGCAACTAGATAAAATGGTTCACCAATCGTCATACACGCTTTTTGATCGTATCACACCTATATCCAGGACATGTTACCAGTTTGACATAGGTGATCGTCACAGACGTACTCTAAGTATGTTCTTACGTGAAATGATGAGGCACTCTATCATAGTATGGTGCGATACTGATAACGACCCTGAATCACACGTAGTTAAAGAGTATGATACACCGGAGCACCTTGAATTCTTGCACAACAATGAATTCAAAATCATCTCGAATTATAGAGACATTATGGCATCATTGCCTGGTGTGATTCGATATGATTATAGAGCGCACAGTATAGACCAACTTGTGGAGAAGATAGATGTCGCCGTTTCTAGCCGCCTATAACGAACTGAAGACACGTGGACAACTTACAGCGCCGCGTGGACATCGGGTATTAGAGATAGAGGATTTCAGTATAGACTTCCATCCTATACTTGACCGATTCTCTAACTTCGATGCTCGTAAGATGAGCATCGACTATGCCAAGAAAGAGATGGCCTGGTATCTTCGCGGTGATCGTTATGAAATGACGATCACAGAAGAAGCTCAGATGTGGAAACAGATTATTGACGTAGACGGAGGAATCAACTCCAATTATGGTCAGTATATTTTCCACGATCAATCACAGTACAAGTGGGTTATCGCCGAGTTAAAGCGAGACAAGGATTCACGACGTGCATCGATGATGCTGTTAAATCACACCCACTTCAGACCAAATAATCCTGATGTTGTGTGTACGTATGCTATCAACTTCCGCATACGAAATAATCGTCTGAACATGTCCATACATATGAGATCATGGGACGCCATATGGGGAATGACCAACGATGTGTTCTGCTTCAGTGTAATATACGAAGTAGTTTACTCGCTTCTTCGTGAACACTATGTAGATCTGCAGGTAGGTAACTACCACCACACAGCTGACTCATTTCATGTGTATGAGCGGCACTTCAAAATGCTGGATAAGCTCATATCAGATGGGATGGGCGGATACAAACCTGTGTACTGTCCTACCATATCTGGCCACGAAGAAGCTAAGTGGTTAATTCGTAATAAATCAAAGCAACCGTTCCCGAAGTATCGCTTCAGTGAGTGGTTGTTTACTGTATAATGAGGTTGTTATGGAAAAAATACAAGTTTTGGATCACGGGTTCGTTCAGCTACGTAACCTTTCTGGCCCAACAAGACGTGTCTTCGATGGTGACAGTATTAGAGATTTTGACGGTGACGATACTGATCCAGCCAACAGTGCAAGGATGTCTTTTGACTCTATGGATTCTGGAAGAACTCGTGATGAAGATTTACGGTTAGCTGAGTATTTGATGAAAAACAAACATACCACACCTTTTGAAATGATAGAAGTGTGGATTGAGATGAAGATGCCAATCTTCGTAGCTCGTCAGTTTGTTCGCCATCGTACAGTGACTATCAATGAGGTGTCAGCCAGATACGTCACACTTCCAGAAGAATGGTATATACCAGATGTGGTCGGCGGCAAAGCGGCCACTGCTAAACAGGGTCAGGAAGACACTTTGCCATTGGCTGTGCAAGATACGTTCAAGGTTGTATTAAACGAAGACTGTAAACGCAGTTATGATAGTTATCTTGACTTCATTAATGTTGGTGTAGCTAATGAGCACGCTCGCCTTTTCCTACACGTTAACCACTATACCCACTGGTTATGGAAGCAGGACCTGCACAACATCATGCACTTCTTAAGCTTGCGTGATCACAGTCATGCTCAAATAGAGGCGCAGCTTTATGGTAAGGCCGTAGACGCTCTACTTCGTCAGCATTTACCACACTCTATGGAGCTTTACGACAAATACAGGCGGATGAAATGAAGGTTTACCTCATAACGTGACATCCCTCCCGTGTACTCTTTGGTTATATTATGGTATAGTATGATTAGAGGTAACAAATATGACTGAAGAGTACACAGAAGAGGATTATGAACGTAGACATCAAAAGGCCGAAGAATTTAGTGTAGAATTCAAGGCTTTAGTGCGTAAGTACTTTCCTGAATATCCTGTAAACAGTTTTGAAATGGATTTACTGTACAACATACAAGATCGTACATCTTGTTTTAGTCCATATATTTGGAGTGATTGATGAGACCGTCCAGAACCCAATACTTCTGTGAAATGGTTAAAGTTGTTGCATCTCGTGGGTCATGCAGACGACGTAAGGTCGGTTGCATCCTTATAGACAAACACCATTTTGTTCTGTCTACAGGTTACAATGGTCGCCCATCAGGATTTGATAATTGTCTAGACCACCCTTGTGAGGGTGCTGATGCCAAGTCTGGACAAGATTTAGATAAGTGCGAAGCCATCCACGCAGAGGCTAACGCGCTTCTTCAGTGCCCTGATACAAATCGTGTATACAAGGCATACTGCACAACGGCACCATGCATTCACTGTGTGAAGTTGCTGTTAAACACGTCATGTGAAGAAATAGTTTTTATCGATACGTACCCGCACGCTAACGTATCGAAGGAGTTGTGGGAGCGTGCTGGTAGAAAATGGACTAAATACGATGAAGACTATTCTAAACATTCTGACAGCTAAAGTGTGGCTTCCTGAATCCGTATACCACTTACTTCCGTATGTGTATACGTCAGCAGCCGTTATTTTCTTCATTTCAAAGGCGTATATGTTAGGCTCACTCACTCTTCTGTGGGGAGCATATGTGATTGTATGCCGCAGAGCCAACGCGAGAATGTGGTAATGAAACTAAACGAAAAGATTTATGAGTTTGTAGACGACATGAATCGTCACATGCAGGAGATACCAAACGGTATGCAGCTAGAATTCAATGACGCGCTCAGTTCTTTGTGCAGAGTAGTTGTAGCACTGGAACACGCGGATAGAATGAAAACTGACGATCGTCAGGTTAAAAGTAGCAATGCATCTACTAACAACTTAAATAACAGAGAGCAGCTGGAGCGCACATATCGTCGTTTATGCGATATACCACAAGACGATGATCATATGTATGATCAAACCTGAGCGCTCTGGTATAAACACCTGTAGCAGCCCGTAGCTACATATTAATAACTTTTTAGAGTTTAACCAGAGCGCTCAGAATTACTCTGACATACATCCGGTTACATACTTCTAAGTTAATTTTTAAGAGTTACTTAACATGACTACATCGACCAAGATACGTTTATACAAGAATCACATGAACTCTATCGGCTATTGGGACATATGGTTCGTTGATAACGTAATTCATATTGAACATGCAACATGTGTAGGTTGTTCACCAGTTCACCACACAGAGACTGTTCATGAAGGCAAACAAAGTCGTTCACTGCGTGAGCAAGTAATCAGTCGTATAAAGTCACGTGTCAATAAGCAATTAGATAAGGGCTATGTAAGGACCATAGATGAAGCACGAAGTGCTCCAACTAATACTCTTAATTTCCTTCAACCTATGCTAGCTCAAAGAATAGAGCGAGTATCGGGTATCAATTGGACAGAATCGTATATTCAGCCAAAACTAGATGGGCACAGATGTTTGATAACTCGCTTTGAAGGTAACTTGGTTGCGTATTCACGACAAGGTAAGATCATCGATACCATTGACCATGTATTCGAGATGTTGGCCGATCTGCCTGAAGGTGTAACTCTAGACGGAGAGCTCTACTGTGATGGAGTAAAGTTGCAAGAGATTGCGTCTTGGGTAAAACGTAAGCAAGTGAATACTGAACGACTGTCTTACAATGTGTTTGACTTAGTATCAGATAAACCGTTTAGTCAGCGGCACAGTGACTTGCTTAATATACTTAGTGTGGACGAAGAACGAATCCAACCTATACAGATCGTTCCTACTTACCAAGTAAAATACCTGCGTGACTTTAACATACACGAAAAACTACACGAATTCAGAAGTATGGGTTATGAAGGTGTAATTGTACGACACAGTTCCAAGGGATACGAAGCCGGTCGCAGGTCACAATCTCTTGTGAAAGTAAAGCACATGAGCGATACAGAATGCACGGTATCTGACGTAGAGCCATCTAAAGATGGTTGGGGTATATTGGTGTGTAAGACTGATGGTGGAGCTACATTCAGAGTATCAGCTCCAGGGTCATTACAAGAAAAACAACACGTACTTGACAATAAAGACCTGTATATAGGTAAACTGGTTACTGTAGAATTCAGCATGTACACCAAGGACAAAGTTCCTTTTCATCCTGTAGCGTTACGTTTCAGGGAAGATATTTAAGGCGTATAACTGTTAGTCACTGTTATTTCTGGATATTGCTCTGAATAATGACCGTCCCTAAGTGTAAGCACCTGTATACGAAGTGTAGTCCAGGCCGCGTTATTAGCAAATGACGTAGTTCTGGTGGGTGCTGACACTGTGTCAGTAAATACCAGTGAATCAACCTGATTGTACACATTCACTATATACGACGTTCCTGCTTCTTCTGTAGATGACGCGCTTACAGAATCGTCTATAAGATCAGCAGTATCAATTAATCTATTACGACCTGACCAATCCACTGTTACAGTGGCTGTATTTACATCCGTGGCGTTATACACGCTATTGATCAAAAGATGTGCTGCTGGATACGGTAATACGGACCGCTCATCCACAGTCACATTTATCTGTGTAGCTGAAGCTATAGGCAATGTGCCAAGAGATGTCTTTGGTAACAGTTTAACGTCTAAATCTTCTCCAGCCGTATGAACCTGATCTAAGGTTTCCCAACCAGCGCCTACTGTTGGGAACAATATCACTGCACCAGACGTATGTTGTTTAGGTACAGAGTATATGCACCCTCGGCCCACCGTTATCTCGTGGTTGACAGTATCAATACTGTCAATGCGCATGCACTCGCCATCAAGATAAATATAATGCTTACCACCAGCAACAGCTTTGGCCATATTAGCGCCGTTCTGATATGGTATGACTGTAGCACCCGCACTGATTGTCGATGCAAGTGTACAATACGGTGAACTTGGGCCAGAACCAGTTTCGATATATGTTCCAGCACCGTCTGGACTAACATTAATACGATAGCCATAGTAGTCACCTATATTAACGTATCCGAATGTCATTAAATACTCATCAAGGTCGTCTAGAGTATCCAAATTAACGAACCCATTATTAGCTATATCCCAATAGCTAGCAGTAAGTACAGATTGATACGTGAGAGGAACGGGTGTAGTATTAGGTGAAGACCACAGATTAGCTTGACTACCTAAATACACATTAGACGTTCTAGCGAACACGTCTTCTATGGCATCCACTGTTATAGTCCCGTCTAATAATTCACCAAAGTCCACATGACCTACACGAAATACTACGTCTACCGCCTGATGTTTAGCCCAAGAAAACTTGAACACCCCTCCTATATTGAGATTCCATGCTTTACGGTTAACCTTCATCTTTAACACACGAAGAGGGGACGATAAAACCATTAGATCGCGCGCAGCTATTTTTGCAGCGTCATCAGAGTTGGTTATACCAGGATAAGCTTTCTTTTTAGGTACTACGCCACCCTGCATAGTAATGTTGCCTTGATTATGAACAGTTACAGAATTGTCTTTACCACGATTAGAGAAATCAGTATACACTACAGTCATAGTGTTTATTGTTTCGCCCCAAAGCTTGGTATCATACTTCTGTAATTCTAGTACATTGGACTCATCATACGAATCTAAGTCACCTACAACGTAATCGTCACGAATAAGCTTTATTACGAACTTACCAAGTTGTGGGTCTATGTATAGAGTAGCGTCTATATGTTCTAATACCATCATCACGAACTCTTCTATAGACGTAGCGTTAGCCCAATAAAACGATATACCTAGGCCTTCAGAATGTATTTTGATAGCTGCGGCTAAGAATGATGTCTCGTCTATAAAGGTAAACGAATAACCCATTCCCCAATCTGTATCAGTAAGACATTCACGAATGATGTGTACACCATTCATATCGTCACCTACTGCTGCGTATGATGGCTGCCATTGTGTAGTTCCGTCTGTACGTATATTACGACGATTCAATAAAAACATCCATTGTTTTATGTACGGATTGTTGGCTGTTAAATAACACGACTTGAGTATTACACCTAACACACCACGAAATGCCGGTACTAGTCCTCCAATGGCTGCGGCTAAATAAGCGTTAATGGACTGAGTAGGTTCTCCAAACTCAAAGTCCACATATCCTTGTACACCTCCTTCTCGTTCTGTACCACCAAATAGTTCTGGCTTGTCCATGTACACAGTCGAACTTCCAGTAATAGGTGTGTCAGTTAGCAGTCTGTCACCAACATAGATTTCGTCTATGCTATCCACAGGACCATACCCAAGTACCATGTGCATATCCATGTAGTACTTATAACCTGTTACTGCGCTACCTTTAGAGCCCATTTTTTATTTTCCTCAATAATTCTATAGCATTAGCGTCATTAAGGGCACGCAATCTATCTTCAGATATGCCGTTTAATCTAAAGTCATTATAGTCCACACCAGCATTTTTGCACCATAGACGTAATCCTCTATTGCACAAACCAAATGACTTAGCGTGTTGATGAGTTACTATCATTTACCTTTAGACTTTATCTCATCGATAATTAAATTTCCATACCATACCACATTTGGATCACGTAAATACGCACGTCCAAACACGATTGGTATAGACCTGTCAGCTGAAGCTGTAGGTACATCAAAATCACTCAAAGCCGCTGGTTTTGCATCCTTAGGTTTTGGAGTGAGAGCATATGTTATGGCCATGCTCACTAGCCATAGTGCTACTTGTACCCACATATAGACCTCAATAAACTATGGAGTCAAACGGGTTAATTAAAGGAATGTACGGAAACCCGCCATAATTAGCTATGTTAGAAAACTTTGTATCACAGTCTGTCATAGAATGATCACAACCTGGATATGCACTCACAGTCACACCAGATATTAAGCCAGGTATTATATAGTCTATAGATACGTCAGTACCAACATGACTGGTAATCATCCTTGACTCTGGTAAACCCAAAGCGTTGGTAAATATTATAAACCCGCCGTTAAAGTATCCATCGTCATATAAATCAAACTCTACTGCTGATATATTTATACCGGATACAGCCGTTAGAGACGCTGATACAAGAAAATTAAATTTCTGTAGCTGGCAACGTGTGCCATACAGGAGATGAGGGCACATTGTTTGGTACGTACGAACTAATCCTGTACGTTTAAGGCTAGTGAATACAGATTCACATTTAAACGTTACCCTAGCTTGTCCTCTCTCTATAGAAATTATTCTACCAGCCCAAATAACTAGACCTTCTTGATCAGGATCATTGGCATGAACACGATATACGTTCAAGTAAATAACTGTAGCCGGAGGGTAGTCCAGAATACTCGTAACTATTTCATTCAGTGTACTTACTTTGACATCTAAAGCAGACTTATTTATTTCGTCTACTTTTTCAATGTTGGATCTCTCTATGTACTCGCTAGTAAATAAATCACCGTTATATGTATAATCTGATCCGCTAGAGGTATATCGGAAAAACGTTCCACCAATATTGAACTCATATAGTTCTACAGGAGAACCGCCACGTGCTGAACCCTCATATGCGCTAAAAGTCATTCTACTATCTCCTCAACTTTTAAGCTGACATAACAGGAATTCAGCCAATCATATTCAAACGTAACTGTCTCTTCGGCTAAGCGAACCTTATACAAACGAGCCAATCTCACTATATCATTCGCAGTAAAGTTTACACCATGCTGCTCGGTAAATGTTATGGCTTCTGTAGTACTCCCTTCTACCACATTTAATACTTGACGTAACAAAATAGTACCATCACTTAACTCTATAACCATATGCATCTCTGCAAGATTATTAAATACTGCGGCCAACCCAGCTTTCATTACGTCTATAGATGAACTGGTGGACACGGCAGACCCTGACATCAGAGCTTCTAGTGTCTGACCCACAACCCAAAATTGACCAACCTTGCCAACCATCTTATTTAGCCACTGCTTAAACTCTACTATGGCTGACTTGTTTGAAAAATACTTTTTATACGGTAATATAGATTTCGAATACGTAGTGTGGTATACATAATCAAATATACCGCTCTTATTATCTAGCTCATCAAAATCATTTAGTATTGTTATAGTTGACTTGTCTGAGTCTATAAGAGTGGCGTCTAATAACAGGTCAAGTCCACCATATTGGTCAGGTAAATCTGTAGAACCTATGTCTTCAGGATAAATGACGTTGAACTCGTAATTAGAACTAAGTCCTATCTTCTTTAAAAAGTTTATGTCTAATTGCCTTGGCGCTTTAGACAGTTTTAATGGTGAAAGTATTACAAATGAATAATCATTAACACAACCAAAATCAGTAACTACGTGATCAGCATGGACTTCAGATACGTTAATGGCTTCAAACAATATATCACTACCCCATATAAATAAGCTGTCACCAACATCTATATCCATAATAGACGTATCAAAATAAAAGTCCGTAGTTCCAGCAGATATAGGAGTTAGAACTGTCACTAAATCAGACCACTGTGGTATGCCGAAATTTATATATTGGTATGCTTTCAACGTGTTATGCATCTTATTGGATACATGAACATCGTCTTTTACATAATCATATACGAAAGATACTCGTGGGTATGTGCGTAAAGATTGCACAGTCTCTGTAGTATCAAACGCAGTAAATACTTCCGATAACCACTCCATTCTCTCTTTAAAGGTTTGCTGCGGCATGTAGCCCCATATGACTAAACGAGTACCGTCTACATTAAGCGTAGACTCATTGTAATTGACACCATCAGTGTATTTAAATATAAACTCTGCCGATATTGTGGATGGTCCGTCAGTAGATACTGTTAATGTGTATATTAACGATTCACCAGCGGCCATAACATACGGTATTACAGCCGCATTATACAGGTCTAATCCACCGTCATTAGTGGCAGCTATCTCGTAAATTGTACGTGTTTCGTCGTATAGAGCTGCGTTCCATACCTCTACTTCATAAACCAACTCACGCAATACAGCACCTGTTGATATAGAAAACGGCACTATCCATATCTGACCATATAGGTAATCCACATAGTCATAAGCCATACCTACACAGTCTGGTCTAGTTAACGAGTTCCATACTGGCTGACCGATATTCTCTGAGCCTAAACAGGCCTCGCTAGCGTCTATAAAAGACAGCGACGTTGGGGGTGTAATGTTTTGCGTGACTGAAGTATATGAAGTAAAGTCAGCCGTGCCAACATCTGGACAAAGACCTGTATACGTAGTCATACTGTTTTCTTAACGACAAACCCATATATCCAAGTATTTACTGCTGCTTCAGCGTAGGTAGTCCACCAATTTTCTACGTTGGATTGTACCGCCAATGGGAATACAACCCAAGTATCAGATCCGACTGTAACTTCTTGCTCTGCCGTATAAAACTCCATATTTATAGCACGAATGTGAGCTAGTCTACCAGCTAAAAAGAACCTGTTAGTCAGACGCGTTATATATACGTTTATAGGCTGAAGGTACGAAAGAAGACCGAATCTATTAGCACCTCGTACTAAAGTCATATTTTCTATAGCACTACCATAAAATCCTGATATAGTGGCAGGCGCTTGAAGCATTCCATTAGAACAATCACCGCCCGTTGGATCACTTAAACTTGATGTACCTAGATAACTACCTATGCCACCATGATGATATTGTGGCGTACTATCTATATCAAACCGTATTACACCACCACCACGATCAAATGACTGATAACTGTCACTTCCTTTATCAAGGAACGTATAGTGTTTACCAGAGTTGGCATCACCAACGAATGAGTTTGAAGCTGCCGCTATGTACCCGCCCCATACATATGCGCCATCTGCCGAACCTACTAGCGATGTGTCATATATGTCAGTAGCAACGCCAAATCCTAAGTGACGCCACCAACCTTCGGCTGTCAAGAATGACACTGTTATCTCTTCATCATCCATAAATATATGGTACTTTTGAACCGTTCCAGCACCACACAGATTAAGAACTGTTCCATTTCTAAGGTCATTGTATGTGGATGCCCATGTACCTGGTTGTTGCCATGGGTTGGCACCAGTATCTAAACCAGTAGCCATTTTCATGTAAATATAGTAATACCCGCCTGTACCTACAGACGAAGCTATTAACGTGCTATATTGTGTCCAGAAATGATAATAAACACCGCCTTTTGATAGACATAGCCACGTATCATTAATGCCACCACTAGTATCCCAGTGCTCTTGAGTATACCCATTAGATACAGCGAACGTACGTATCTGATTAAGAATCTGAGAATAGTCAGACAGAGAAAATCCGGATGTGTATGCCATTACAATAGCCTCAGCGCTACGAAGTCGTAGTTGTTATTTCTGTGAATATTCTGTATGACTAGCCAATCATACGTATTACACTGCACGATATCACCAAGTGTTAACGTATTGTGGCCTGGAACAGCAGCGATTCCGAATAACTCACCTAACCACTGTGCCGGTAAACCCATAGATATCTTAATTGGTATCATTGGATATTTTCCAGATAAATCCGGTCTCATAGCATCAATAGCCATACGAACGGTTTGATCAAAACCATATGGGTGAGTCTGATTCTGGGTAGATGTGGGTGTTATTTGTGAGGCGTATGCGAACGATTCACTAAATGAATCAAGATAATTATACACATCTAACCACGTATTATCTGGACGAAGTACGCTCATAGCTTGATAGGCCGGGTCAACACAGAATCGTATACGACTATCTTGTGTAGAATACTTAAATGTGCTAGACTGATCTATAGAATCACCGCCAATTACTAATGGACCAGGATAAGCACCTGTAGACGCGTATTGTGTCATATACCGCGCTATCATGAGACGACTGGTGGTACCTGCCTGAATAGCCCAATTAAACCCGTACTCATCTGCTATTATCCAATGAGTCATCGGTTGATTTCGTACGTAACAGAATTTGTGTGAACAAGAGTTGGGTTGACTATCGACACCCAAAGACAAGTTAGGATTACGAGTACCGTGTACACGAACATAGAATCGGTCATTATCTTTGTCACGACCAGCCACTATACATATGTTTATTGTGTCTGATCCTGCGCCTACGAATTCTACCTGGAACTTATACTCACATAATGCAGTACCAGCATATGTATAATCGTGCTGCTCAAGAGTTGCAGCCTCACCTGACGTATCCATGTCACCTACACCAGTTATGACAACAGTAAATACAGACGTGGTATCAAATGCACCTGTTGAATCAGACGAAATTATGAACGTAACTCCGCTATCTTCATATAGAACGTTAGATGTAGCACTAGACAACGAACCAATAATGCTACCAGATACGCTCCATACCTCAGCACCTTCTGTAGTGTCATCAGTACACGTTATTGTTATGGTCTGATTAGCTAGCGTGTTATCAGCACCAAACGCATCTAACGTACCACTACCAGATCCGGTCAAAACCGGAAGGTTATTTTCTTTATAGCCGCACACATAATTACGTAGACGTCCGGCCAAATCTAGGACATTTTGAGCGTCTGTCTCAGTTTTCCAAGTCATTATGATATATACCTTTTGACTGCGGACGGGTTACTTTTTATTACATTTAACACTACATCATGACCATCTGGTGACAACAAGAAGTCACGTACTAAAGATGGATCAAGAAGGTTTATGATATTCATTGGCGTCTTTTGCTTTTCTTCTGTCTTCGGCGCATCGGCTGGCTTACGCTTTTCAGCACGATAGCTTTCAGCTTGCTTAGCTGGAATTATAGCCTCATCCTTATGAACGTACGCTAAACCATCATTAGCCACTCGATCAGAACCAACTGCATTCCTTGGAGCATTCGCAGCACTGACGGCGCCTGTTACAGATGAACCAAAATTCATCATAGCGCAAGCTTGAGGAAACGCAGTGCATAATGCTTGCATCATAACCATTTTTGTAAGCATCATGGTTATGTCTAACATAACAGACCGTGCAAAATCCTTAAACGAAAATTTACCTGTCTGTGCAAAATTAACTATGGCGTCTGCCATAGAGTTGAACGCATTCGTTGTGACAGACTTCATATTGTCGTACACATTAAATACGTCCTGACTCATATCGTATATGGCGTCACTGGCTCCAGCAAACACTTGGTCTGGAAGAGACATTTCACCCATAGCCACCTTAGCTTCTATCAACTGCACTTTCAATTCGTGCATGGCGTCTGCGTAAGAATTTACACTTATTACACCGTTGTCAAGAAGATAGTTGAGTACTTCCGTCTCATTAGATAATTCACGTGTAGCGTTAACTACTGGGTCAATTCTGGCTGAGTCCTCATATAGCATTGTCATCTCAGCAAGATGCTTTTTAAGTGCAGCTACTTGCTCTATGATCTGCTGACGTACGTCTAAATCTTTGCCAGCATATTTGCTAGCAGCTTCACGCATATCGGCCTCTTTTTCAAGTTCAGCTGTGAGATACTCACGAGCAAGACCTTCCTTACCTATAAGCTTTATTTGATCTTCTATCTCACGACGTGGCTCTGATATTTTAAATAGCTCTTCGTTGTAGTCTATCTGAAGCTCTAACAGCTTCTTTAAAGATTCAGCGTATCTGCTAGCCGCACCTTCACGGAATTCACGTGTTTGAGAACCTGGTCCACCGCCACCAAGAGCATCACGCTTATACTTAATTAAATTCTGCTGCTCTTTATCCATATCCTTTTGGATTTTTTCGAGCTCAGATTTAAATGCATCACGTTCAAAATTTGATAATGCCCTACGTATAGACGCGTTAAACTGCGCATCAGTGATTTCCTGTATAACGGGTGCAGCAGACTTGTTATTGATTAACTCGTCTACTATATCACTGGTAGTCTGTAATTCTTTATTAAGCTCTTTAACCTGATCTTTTACCTCTTTGACTGGCGCTATGGCTGCTTCAGCTTCACCAGAAAACATTCCACCCATCCAATCAGTGAGGGCATTACCATCTAAGAATCCATCTACAACAGCTTTCATTGGGTTTAATACGGCGCCCATTACATCCATACCAGTTCCAGCTACGTCCATAGCTGACTCTGCTTTCTTCTTAATCTCTGGCACTGCGTGTATTATTTTGTCTACCCACTCATATATAGACTTTAGTGTATCGCGCATACCTTCAAAGAAACCAGTAACATCCTCCTTATCGATGTTAGTCAGCCAGTCAGTAAATTTTCCAACTATACGTCCTAACTCCTGACTTATTTCTTTGAATACTACACGATTATCACGTAACCATTTAGCTATTCTGTCTGCAGCATTGCCAAGAGCGTCAAGTAATCCGCCATGTGCCAGTATTTGTGATGTATTAAATAGCTCGTTTTGGAATCTACGAAACGCACCAATAGCTGTCTTAGACGCTAAACTAGCCGCGCCACCGAATTTCTCATGAATCTTCTTGGCAAAAGGTGTTAAGAATTCACCAGTGGAAACAGCGCCTTCACGTACCTTAGATTCCAACTCAGCCACACTCATCTTCATGGCGTTAGCAGCTAGCTGCATGGCACCAGGAATGCGCTCTGCTAACTGCAAGCGAAGCTCTTCCATTGACACTCTGCCCTTAGACGCCATCTGTTGAAGCGCTAAGAATACACCTTGCATTTCTTGTTTGTTTAAGTGTAAGGCCGCACTGGCTTCACCAAATGCCTCAAATATCTGATTTATCTCATCAGTAGGTAAAGCACCTTTGGCAGCCGCAGCAAACTTAGCAAATGGCGCTGCAGCAGATTCAAACGATATACCAAGTCTATTAGCAGAGTCCATTAACCAGTCTAACTGGTCTCTAGCTCCTTCTATAGAGCCAGTTATAACAGACATCGTTGTTAAGAATTTTTGGTAGTTTAATCCTGATTCTAGTACCTTCTTAACTGTGCCTATAACACCAAGAGGCGCTATTAGTCCTGCGGCCTTACCGAATGTAACCTTCCATGCGTTTACTAAATTACTTCCAGCTGTTTTCATCATGCCAAATATGTTTTTGACATGGTTGTACATACTGGACGCAGCGCCCTTTATGGCCTTAAACGCGGCCACAAATCCACCACCAATACTCTTGGTAACGTCAGATATGAACTTAGTCGTACTATTTGCATGATTACGCATGCGTTCAAACGCATTTTCAGCCGCTCGCGCACCTGTTTCCGCACCTGACGGATCAATTGCTACGTGGAGTGTCGATGTTTGGTCGGTCACTGTTATGGTGCTCCAAAAATACTGAATCCATTTTTATCATGTAGTCAGTAAATTTTTCTAAGTCGTACCACCGGTACAGCGAAAAATATGCGATAATCTCTGAGAAAGGGATTGGGTTAAGAGCTAACCCGCTCTGTCTGCGTGTAGACAACGTCCAAAATGCCTGCACATAGAAATGTAAGTGCCCTGGAACAACTACTTTGTTTTCCAGTGCGGGCGGAGATATCCCTCTCTCCACCAATGATTCTAGGAACTCTTCTTTATCGGCCCACTCTAGTTCCCACTTGATGTAGGCCTTTAGAATTCCCCCTCTTCTTTCATTTCCTCTTTACGGTAGTTTTCAAGGTTCATGGAAAAATCTTGTATAAACTCACGAAGATCTGGGTTAGCTATGAGAACTCGTACAGCGTTTTCAAACGAGTACTCTATAATATTCTTACCATCGCCTACATTCTTCCAATCCAACAGAAGACCATGAGCCATGGCTTTGCAAAGAATCTCAGTCTGTATTTTTGGATCAAGAGTACCTTTATCGATCTTCTTAGCAAATGGCTGCTGAAGACGTGAGAACTCACGCTGAAAGGCCATACTGTTGGTGCTTGCTATTAAAAACTCGCCACCACCAAAATCAGTCCAAACACCGTTGTCTTTACCTTGATCATTTATAGTTGATGCGTTAAACATGTGTAGTCTCCATGGTTATTGATAGCGCCCAGATTTATCCGTTATTTTTAAGTAGTATAACTATGCTGACGAATTAAATCTGGGAGCTCGTTGGTTTACAGCTTATCTACCTGAGCTGTGCACAGGGTCGTAGGATCGAGTATGGCTCTCCAGCCAGCCTGCATCATGACATCTGTATCAAGGCCACCCGCAACTACCTCACCAGACTCGAACTTTACGTACGGCAGAGTGAATACGTAGGCATTACCACTTGCATCTTCCATTACGAACGCCAGAGAGAATGCCGAAGCATTCAGATACAGATCATACATGGTTTTATCTTCGAAGTACAGGTTAATATCACCAGTCACATCGAGAGAACCAAGAGCAATACCTACGTGTGGTAAACTTCCGATCGCGTCTTGAGAACGAAGGTTGTTGTTTATAGACAACGACAGAGTATTGAAGAACGCTGTAGATTGTGAATCGTTCAGATATATAGCTGAAATGTTACCTACAGCATTCATAACTTCGGTCGTAGTGGCCGGAACTACTGTGGCACCAGTAATCTGGGTCTCAGATACATTGGCACCTAAAGCCATAAACTTGAACGCACCAGTTACTATTTGTCCAGTAGCGTAGGACAGATCGAGACCACCACATCGAGCACCAGTAAAGTTCATGTACGTCGGTACAGTGGAATCCTGAAGCGCCTTCTGAATGGTATACGACAGAAGTGTGGTACCATTTCTCATCATAGTTCCGGATACGCTTACAGCGGTTCCAGCACTTTCATCGGCCAGTGTAATTCCAGTAAGGGTTATTTTTGCGCTAGTCTGTGTGGCTACTCGACCATAACCATTATTGGTTGTGCTGGTTAACTTTATCCACTGACCCACTACCAAGTTAGCGAACTCAGTACCAGACGAATTGAGCGAGTTATCGGCCGCTACAGCCGATATAGTGAGAGAATCTACTATGTCTGTAGCTGTACCCCAAGCACTGGCAAATGCGGCTTGAAGAAACTCGTCATACGAGTTATAGCTCATCTCTATGTTTAAGTCGCCAGCTGCGTCTGACTGAACTTGTACAAGAGCAGAGCGCTGACGATCATCACGAATCTCATTGCTAGTGATGTTGGACAAGTTGTAATTAAGGCTTTCACCTGTAAAACGAAGCGCCTGAAAAACTGGAGTAGCAGGTGTGACACCAAAGGTGGACTCTTTGATGAAGCGTAACGCAGTGCGGTTGCTTGATGCGAACGACATGATTATCTCCTAGAATAATTCGTCTCTGTAAAATGGGCAACTGACATTCACTTGATACCAACCGGCTACGATACCTAAATCAATTACTACTGGGGCTTTAAATACAAGCCCATCGAATTGTTGGCCTCGCCATATGGCACATGCAGTGTCAGCCAATTCTAGAGCACGTTTAGCACCGCTGTTAGGCTCTACAAATACCTGAACAATCACATTACCAGGATGACGATACACATTAGTATCACCACCCATAGATGCTTGATAAGCAACACCTCGTACTATGTTTAATCTAACCCATTCATCGATATTATTAGTATCGAATTTAACATTTGGATACGCAACACCTACACCGGCAGGCCACATATTGCTGAAATGGCTTGTTATGTAGGCTTGTTCTTGTGCGTAACTCATAGGTTAAGACTGTCTAGTGTTACTTGAACCATTCCTGCCGGAGCTTTTGCTGAATAACCGTGCTCCAACAAGTTTATGTACGGTTTGCCATTAGCTATAAAAATAAGCGGATACTCGCCCTTTTTAAACTCTAACTTAGGCGCTACTGGAGGCGGAAGGTTATCTCCATCGTCTACAGTAGTGTAATTCGGTTTTTCCTTAGACATGTTCCAAGAAGCTCTCGCTTGACCTGTTAATACAGGTGTAAGTGTGATTATCCCGTTCCACACTTTATACGTAAGCTTCAATACAAAGTCTTGGGCTTCTTTATCAACCCAAGACCTAAAATCTCTTGTTGACAGCGATAGACTCATCGTCTTACTATCAACTTGTACAGAAACGCCTCATCATATGTAATTATTGTATTTACACTAAGTATGGTGTATGTGTCACCGACAGCATCTTTAAACGAATCATCCATTTCTGGAGTAACAGATGACAGCACATATACCACACGAAGACCTTCAACTATGTCATGTGTATTTAAACCCGACTCTTTTGAGTCATCATACACGTATTTAATAGTCGTCTCTACACTAGTAACTGATGTTTCATCAGTGCTTGGGTCATATGACGAGGTATTCTTTATCACAGATCCAGGACCAGTTAAGGTGCTGGTTAATGAAAAAGCTAAACTTATACCACTTTGAACTTTTGATTTAAGGCTCATACACGAACCAACTTTGGCGTCTGTATACCAGAAGCATCGCCTGATATAACAGCACCATATTCGCTTATCATAGACACAACCAATCTTGGAAGCATCTGTATGACATTGTCCACATTAAAGTCTAACTTTATAGGCCCTACAGCTAATTTAGTTAGTGCTTCAGAATCGAATAACTCTGTATTATTTATGAGATGTAGCGCAAGCTCACATGTGGCGCGCTTAACTTTCTCAGGAAAAACAGACGTATATGGATCGTCAGGTAAATATCTAGGCCAGTTTAATGCTTGTGTATCTGTTACAGATTCACCGAACCAGGATATTATAGAATCTAGTATGGTGGTAGCGTATACTAGGGCAGCTTCAGAATCTGCCACAGTCTCCCAAGCGGATGCATACATGTGCGTCTCAAAGTAACTATCAGCATAAGCCTCAGTTACGTATGAGTTAGAAGCGCTACCACCCTCTGTCGCATCTAGTGCCATGTACGTCTCCAAAAAGCGCCGTCCATGGCGAGAGGACTACACCTGAAACTTATTTAGCCGGCGCAGACTTGGCTGCAGCCTCAGCTTCTTTGGCTGGTTCAGGCTTAGTGGTGGTGCAGGCATAGAACTTTTTCAGCATCTTTATAGTTCCTACGTCTTTGGACGGAATTTTGATCATGCCGTTCTTGAACCTGTAACGACCGAATGAACCCAGAGCTACAGTAGCGCCCTGACGTTTTCCAGTTAGATACAGAGTAGTGAATTCGGCCTCAGCCGCTGCAGAAGGTGTTTCGGTAGCCATTTATCGCTCCTGATTATAAAGTAGATGGGGGCCAGACTAGCTAGCCCCCAAGTTGTGCACCCTGACTTAGTTCTTGATGCCAGTTCGAATAGCCAGACCCTTCTCGTTGAAGTTGGCCAGGCCATTGTAGAACTTGATACGGGTGATGGTTTCGTCCTTACCTTCAGCCTCACCGATTTCAGCGATACGGATACCGGCTTCACCCATGGCAGTCAGACCAGCGATGCCGTAAGACATCGAACCGTCGTCTACAGTACCGGCGATAATGGTGGTCGCGGTTGTAGTAGCGCCGACAGTCTGGTCGATCGGGATGTTGTCGTTGCGGAAGATAGGAGTACCGCGATAACCAGGTATCTGTACACCAGAAGGCAGTGTAACGACGTCACCGATACCTGCTCCACCAAGAGCACGAAGCAGTGTGTAGTAGGAGCGAAGAGTACGAGAGTTCATCTGGATGTAATCGACAACACCATTCTTGTCTTTCACAGTATCCATCAGCTCATCCAGGATCTCGAAACTCAGGTCATCGCCATCAGTGGCAACCTCACCGATAGTCTGGCCAGCGGCCACCAAGGCCAACAGACCTTCGAAGGTGTTGGAGGTACCGTCACCATTGATCAGGTTATCGCGATAAGTCAGGCCGATATTTTTGGCCTTAGAAGCGATCTGCACCAGTTTCTGGTCGTTGATGTTGGAGCGAGTGGCCTGAATAAGACCGTTCACCTCAGCGTCACCGATCAGAGTGGTGAGGCTGGACGTAACCTGCGTGAAGGTGGCAGGATTCTTGGCGGTGATGGAGTCACCAACACCGGCGAACTGAACATCACCAAGCGCGTTCTCACGGTTGTACGCCAGAGCGTTGCCTTCGATCTCGGTAAACGGGAGGATCTCGTAAAACCGGTCAACGACGATCATGTTTTCGATGATACCTGCCACAAGCATGTCCTGAGACAGTTTGGCAGACTCAGTAAGCGTAACTGTAGCCATTTAAATGTTCCTCTGGTAGGAGTTGATTACAAGTCCTCCACCGGAGGATTAGCTGGAAGGTTTCATTGCAGCTACTTATATATTACTGCAGCGACTCCTTAAAGTACATACCGAAATTAAAGTTTTTGAATCACCGATCCTTAACTTTGATTTTGACAGACCTGTTAATTACCTCGACAAAACCATTAGCTCTGTTGATTGTGAGTTGATTTGTTAGTATGAAACTAGAGACTCCGTCAGGCACCGCACTGACTCTGGTATACGTATCATATGTGTCTACTCCATCGTTATCTATAGTGACTCCGCCATCTACAGACCACTCGCTAGACGAGATAGTGTCGCCAGTCTCAAGTTCAAAATCATCAGTGTGCATTTCCCATTGAACTGATCCATCATCAACTAAGTCATCCTCAGCTGAACCCCATGTGGGCTCAACAGCACCAGTCACTCCTGTGGATATGCATTCAGCATAAAATCCAGTCAAAGATAGTGGTCTGACCACATCACCGGACTGGCCTTCCACCAATGACTGCTTCTTTTCAGCTAAAGATGTCCAATCTGGTGCACGATACCTGAACGTGTAATACACGCTTTCATCAGGATCGTGCACCATAGCTATGGCTAATGGCTTTTTCTGGCTGGCGCTGTATATAAAAGCCATATTCTACTCCTTAAGCAGGATCACTGATCTCGTGATCATGCGCAGGCACTGTAACGGTACCACCACTGGTGAGACCTTGAGCTGTGCAGGTTGTGATGACATAGTCCGTACCGTCATCAATGGTAATGTGGTCAGCTGTTCCATCAGACGTAATGCTGATATTGGACTGCTGAGCCACAGTAACCTTCCTGCCAGACGTATCACCGTCGGCCTTTGTGAAGTCAGCGCCATCAATGGTGACAGACGCTAACTCACGTGCAGCTATATCCGCATAGCTTACAGGCTGACCAGCGCACACTGTAAGGGTTGTGCATGTGGCGATCTTGTCGAGACCGCCATCGATCATCGCGTTGGTTGCTACTTTAGCCACTGATATTCTCCGAAGTAGCGCCCATTACTGTGCTATTTGGAGCAAGCACCACATGGGACGGTTCAGGTTTACCGGTAGGAACTTCGCCAGACAGGTCCTTGAACCAGCCCATAGAGCAGCCGTACATACCGAATGCTTTTCCAACTATCCACACTTCTTCAGGGATTCCGACGTGCAGCATGTTGGTATCAGGATCAGCGTGCTTAAAAGACTTAAGCACCTCTACCTTCATTTCACCAGGATTCATTGTTTTCTCCGGTTTACGTTTCAATTATTGGCTTAATCTTGTGCATGTCCACATCGGAATCATAAGCCGCCATACTAACTAGCCGACTTGTACTAAACACCGTTATAGTACGACTAGAAGATTTTATTAACACGGCGTTAGTGTCAGGAATATACACTGCGCCTTCAATTAACTCTATGTTGTCTAGGACGAAAGAGTACAATAAGTCTGAGACAACCAACACGTTATGCTGAGACAGCTCAACACTGTCTAACAAGTACTCAAACGTAGTGCTATTTACGCTTAGTACATTATTCTGCAGCAAATCTATATTTTCAGCCATATACAGATACTGCAGGTCATCCACTGACAATATGAACGATATAGATACAGATACGTTATCATACGTCTGACTATATAGCAATCCATTTATAGCTAACGTATTGTGCTGAGCTATAGCCACATTATCATACGTCATTGAAAACAACGTATCATTTACACCAAGTATTCCAGACTGTGATAACGACACGTTGTCTATAGTATACAAAAACTGTGTGTCTTGAACAGCTAGTACACCTACAGACGATAACCCAAATGACTCTAATAAATACGAAAATAAGGTATCTTGTACAGATAAAATATTATTCTGTACTAAATCTACACTATCCACCACATACCCAAAAGCTGTATCAGATACCGATAAGTTGTTATTCTGTATAAGATCTAATCCATCTATTGAGTATGTAAACAGTGTGTCGCTTGTGCTTAACGTATTGCCCTGGTTAAGCTCAACATTGTCGATAGTATAATTATATAACAAAGAATTCCCAGATAAAACATTGGATTGTATTAAATCTAGATTATCTGTTAAGTATGAGAATAGCGTGTCTTGTACAGATAAGATATTATTCTGTACTAAATCCACGTTATCAATAACGTATCCAAACACTGTATCTAATACTGACAAATTAAGTTCAATGGACAAAGTTACATTATCAATCGTATAAGTATATGCTGCATCACTTACAGTCAAGGAATAGACTGCAGACACAACAACTGACTCTAGAGAATACGAATAGGTAGCATCACTAACTGCCAGCACATACTCAGCAGACAAAACTACGTTATCTAATGTATATGATAATTGAGAGCTATTTACTGTAAGAGAATACGTTACAGATAACGATATTGGATCAATCACATATGTGAAATTTATTTTATCGATAGCTAATATATTGGCTTGAATTATACTTACAGAATCTAGTGTATAACCTTTAAGAGTGTCTTGTACTGACAATATGTTATGTTGAGTTAAAGCAAATGGATCTGTTGTATAAGAAAACAGCGTATCACTTACTGATAGATCTGTAGATTGTATCAGAGCCACCCCATCTATTGTATACGTATACTGAGAGTCGTTCATAGATAACACATTATTTTGTATTAAAGATACAGACTCTAATGTATATGACATAAGAGTGTCATTAAGGCTTAAAACATTCTGTTGTACCAGTGTAGGTACATCGAACGACAATCCATACGCACAATCGTTGACTGTAAGAGTTACAGCTCCACCGCCAACTATATCATCTGCACCTACAGACCACGTCCCACTGATAGTGGCCGACCGATTGGAGATCGGCACATCGATCTCAGGGTAGGTTGCAGGACTGTAGGCGGTAGAGCCAGCCTGATAACTGACCGCATTGGTATCTTTGAGACGCAGGTCGACACCTGACCAGCCACTACCACCTGCATCATAGACCGATATCACCTCGTTAGCGTCGGTTATGTTAGTCAACCCGGCAGCGGCATCTCCTGTGCCGTCGAATGTCGCGTTGTTATCTTTGGATGTATAGGTACCTATGGCGCCACCGGATCCTATATTACTCAGGCATAAGTTGTTCTCGAGTGGGACATTTCCACTCAAATCATTGAGTGATTCATCTCCGTTGTTAGATGCATCGGAATAGCCAACCGTGTTTTGCGCAAAAATGGATCCAGTCTCTGCAGAGGCAGAGTTAAAATAAACAACTTCACCGCCACCCCCATAAAATATATTTCTATAGAGTTGATAAATGCCAGTCTTTCTGGACTGTACAAAGATTTGCCTGTTGTCCGATGAATTGCCATCATTATGGACGATATTGTGATGCAGGCGCGACCTGACGGTGGCCGAGTTAATGTATAGATCGATGTCTCGCGCCGTTGAATTCACGGTCTGCTCGACGTCGAGCCAAGAGATCTCGATAGCCCCCGAGATTCGCCAGGGCGTGGAAGCTGAAAATGTCAATCTGGCGCAGGAAACACCTGACACGTTAAATGCGCGTCCATCATGCTCTGCGCCAGCCTGGGCGGTCAGCTTGCATTGATAGGTGTCGTTGTTGTAGTTGGAACCAGGTGCGATCGTAAGCGTTGCGCCGCTGGCATCACCTACAACGGACTCGGCCATCACCTCACCGATCCAGTCCTCTGTATTCGGTGCAGCAGCAAGCCATGATTGGACGTCATTATAGTCACCTAACAGGCCGATAGTGCTAACAGTCATAGTACTGGCGCCTCGGTCGGCTTGACGAATTGCACGTCGACAGGCCGATCGAAATCAGTATCTACGGAGACAGTAGGATCGATGATGTGGAGATACTCCTCCTCAGTGACATCCACCGAGATCAGAGCGCCGAGTACGTCGATGGTTGAGGCGGTCGCGTGATAAGTTATCTCGTCAGCCCCCAGCAGCGTGATGGGGGATACATCGACGAAGAGAGTTCCGGCGACCAATGCCGGTAGGCTTTGTGTCTTCTGCTTTTTGCCCCAGATCCAGGTGTCCATCAGGTCGCGCTGGCCTCGAGGATCTTTGCCCATCGCCGCCTTGAGTCCGGAGTCGATGACGTACTTCATCCAGAAGGCAGCCGTATCGATCTGGTTGTTGAAGAAGCCGTCGCGCTTGGCGGAAAACCAGGCGTCGCGGAATTCCTGAGTCCATCGATCAAGGAGCACTTGGAACCAGGGCAATTTGCTAGCGTAGCGGTGGCGGTTAGCCGGCGAGGCCAGGTCGAACGCGATCTCCATCCACTTGACCATGCGCGCATGATCGCTGACCGCTGTGATCACAGCGCCCTGCGGTATATAGCGCCGCTCGGTGTCACTCAGCGTCACCATGCGCGCATTGGTCTGGATGAGGATTTCAGTAGCCATCAATCGTCACAAAATCCCAGTTTCTTTCGGCGTGCCTCGCTCATCTCCTTTAACTCCCACGGCTGAAGAGGACATAAGTCGTGCAAGGTCTTCGCCCCATTGGTGTCAACTGCACGCGGGTGTCCGAAGATGAGCGCAGGTGGAGTTGTCTGATCAAGCGGGTCCATTATTGCTCTGTGATCGTGCAACCATCACACGACGTAATGCTGACAATCAGCGTAGATACCAGTACAGCAGCGTCGGATTGAACTATATACGCTTTGACGAATTCATTAGACAAAGCAGACTCAACTCCATCCTTATCCACTACGTACGCTATAAACACCACACTGTATGGGGTGGCCTTCGGTACCAGATTAATGGTGTACGGTGTATCAAAACCCCACGGAGCAGCTATAACACCTGGCTGCTGAACACCATCTACCTTTACATAGATATGGCATTCATTACCTAACTCTGATGGTGCTAGTGGAGTGCTGTCATTACGTGTATCCGGTGCTACACACTTTAAGCTAAAAACACTGTCATTCTCTACCGCACTAGCAGGTATGGCCATAAATGACAGCAGGGCTGCGATACAGAGATAAATCATAAAATACCATTTGGTATTCGGGTTACTTGTAAGGTGTTTCAATTCGCTTCTCCAATCGTTTACAGTCTTTCGCAACGTCAAGACAGTCTCTTCGTGTCTCCCACATGTCGTACTCGAGTTTGTAAAGTCTTTTATCCATTTCTGACTCATGCTTGTCATATTTAAGCCTCAGTTGTACGACTATATCTTTGACATTTTCAAGCTGTTCAACAGTTACAGGTTTATTGCCGTTTACGTATTCAGAGGTGATCCTATCGTACGCAACATTTCCAACTTGCGTAAGCAAAGCTGCAGCGACTATTACCGCCTTGATGCTAACTTGCTGATCACCGACATCTGACATTACGGTGTATTCAGAATCCGGTCTTCGAGCGCGTCATTCTCACTCATGATAGATTTTAATTCATCAAGTGTGAGGTTATCACGACCTTCCATCTGCGCTTTTTGGACCAATTCCTGGAAACGCACAGCAACATTTACTGCGATAGATACAGAGTCTAACGCTATTAACATCGGGGACGTACTCATTTCACCTCCTCTGTGGTGACGTAGTATGAACGAAGGGACGTCAGAAGTTGACTGGCTAGAGCCAGTGTATTGGACGTAGTCTCAATATCACCTATCTCTAACGAGGTCTTCATGACAGTTCGTGCAGCACTAACCTGACGTACTGTATTCTGGATTTCTTTCCATGTTGCGTCAGAAAAGCGATTTTCCTTTTTGTACAGCTGAATGGTCTTCAGCACTTCGCCATACGAAACTTCAAACAGTGCTACACGCTTTTCAAGTGTGTCTACAGGAACAGTAGCGCATGCACTCATTACTAGTGCTACTATTAGCATAGACAGTACGAATGGATATTTAACGTATCTCATGTGCAGTCATTCCTTGTGTGGTATAGTGTATGAGATTAAACCAGTAACGAATACCACGAAAGCGCCACTGATCTCGGGGGTTACAGCTTCTTTGTGCTCAGGAAAGAACAACAAAAAAAGCCATATCAGAAGTACTGCGAGTGCACCGCTAAACGATGTCACAGTCACGGTGGTCTTATTTCCCATGATTATCTCCGTACTGTGTTTGGGTGGGATTGGATGTGTAAGTGCAAGCCTTTGCCAGTATCATGACAAATAGCACACGATTTATATGGACGTTTTGGATCGTACAGCCAGCGACTATTTATGATTCTTGCTATTTCGTCGCCAAGAGTCTGTACTCTACATCTGAAATCACAGCCACGAACTGGCATTGTGCTATGGACACTAGAAGACGGATCACCTTCTCTATATAGACTTGTTATTGTAAAAGTTAATCCAGTAAACTCTTCTATATCTAGTACGATCTCTCTAAGAGTTTCGTCTACGAACTTAAGTTGTGCTATGTCGATATTCATGGTGTCCACACATAAAATTCCCCTATGGTATTACTATACCATAAGGGAACTTCAATGTAAACAACGAATTATTACTGTTGCTTGCGCTGATCCAGACCGGCCTGCAGTTTCTGCATGGATGTCATCTTGCTCGGATCGAGGTTACCACTTGGATTTCTACCACCACCGGATCCGCCGCCTACCGATGGTTCGAACAGATGTGGTGCAGTCTTTATCAAGCCTTTCACCCATTCTCCAGGAGATAAAGGGGATGTACCGTCCTTTCCATACACCATGTTACCGTTGCTATCTTGAGGTGTGAGAACGCCGTCTACAACCTTGAACACAGACTTAGCTCGAAGAAGTACGTCGTCCACAGCAGAAGCCAGAACCTTCTCATTAGAAGCTTCACGACGAACAGCCGAATCCACCAGCAGAGATTCGAGTTGACGATTGAGTTTGTTGTTAGCCTCAGTCATGGTCTGTTTTTCTGTGTTGAAGTCGTTCTGCATTGTCTTCACACGCTCCAACACCATGTCATTGACCTCATCCATGGAGACCATCTTCTTGCCTTCAAACTCTTGCTGCTTCTTAAGCAGTTCTTGGTACTTGACAGGATCGACGTCCTTGAACTTTTCCATCTCTTTCATCAGATTGACATTAGTATTACGAAATTCGTCCAACTTGGACTTGGCTACAGCGCCGTCAACTTCCAGGTAAAATTTCTTGTCTTGACCTTGAGAATATAGCTTAGCTGTACCTTCGTCCAGACCTTCCAGGGTATCTAACATGAATTTAAGAGCCATTGTTATCTCCAATTACGGTGTAGTAGTTCCAGTTGAAGCCGTAGGCGTACCTGGTTTGGGTTCGGTTGACTTAAATGTCTGGAACAATCGTTTAGTTTCAGGTGTAAGTTCCCCTCGCTCGAGGTTATAAAAGTAGGTCTCTTCATCAATAGCGCCTTCCAAATACGCTTTTGTTAACTCACGCAGCTCCGCAGCTGATAATTGAGTTGATAAAAAGTCCTTATTCAGTGAAATATTCACAGAATTCTCATCAAGACCTATGTATTTAGCTATGCTTTTATAGATCTTATTGAAAACATTTTCGAGTGCTACAGCCACACCTGTGAGTGTTGTGGCCTCAGAACTATGACGTAATTTAACTGTCTCAGCAGCCTCAGAGCCTCTTGTAGACGTATCCATCAGCCTAGCGCTAAACTGAGCCATATGACTGGTCTTTTCTTTAATAGCGTTTTCTAGTGTGTTCAACCCAGAGCCCAAAAACTCTAGATAATATGCTTTTGCTTTTTCATTAGGTATGATCCATGCAGTCTGTGATCCGATTTTAAGCACAGAGTCACTAGGAGCACCGGTAACTACTGGAGTAGGTAATGCAGTAAAATGGCGCCCATGCTCAAGATCAGCACTATTTATATACATACTCAGGTTAATGTCTACTATATCTAGTATGGGCGGTTTTACTGGATCTACACTTATACCATTTGGATTGACAATGTAAAATGGAATCTCTGTTAACGGAGAACCTCGTACCAACACAGCATGGGGTGGTGTATACAGAGCAAGCTTATCGTCATATACAGACTGATAATATATACCATTTATCAGCTGAAGGTGCCTGTAACGCACAGTTTCTATTTGAGAGAATTGATCACGTGGGTCAGATGTCATGTAGTACTCACGTAAGACTACACCTACTAGCACATCATTCTTTACAAACCAATTTAAAATGTTTTCGGTTACGTACGTTGATAAATACGGCTGTCCACCTTCGGCCGGCCAGTCAATAAGCAGTCCATAGCGTCCAACCATAAGCAATTCATTAGTCGCGTCACGAAATACTTCGTAAAAAGAGTACCTGGAGCCTGTAGCGTCGTCAAAAAACGGCGTAAGATCGTCCGGTTTATCAATTATAGGCGGTTTACGTGTCATCATGCCTACTAAACCGCTCAAGGATCGTCCTGCGACACTGAAAAACAGTGCTCGACGTTTATAGGCTATATATTCGATGTCGGTTTGACCTCCAAGCTTTGGAAGGTACTTAATGCTCTTAGATTTTACAGCGTCAGAGCCTTCAACGACATCACGACAGCGTGTCCACTGGTCTACACGGGCTTTATACTGAGCATGGCGTGTATCGACAGGCATTTTAGAATCCTATAACCTTTGTAACGACGATTTCTTGATTAGCATCAAGAGATAAATAACGCAAAACGTCATAAATATGGTCGTCTTGCTCAGTATCAACATCTTCCACGTTATCTTCATCCACAACTAAGTGAGGAATCTGATCTATGGTATTAACGCATGTGTTAAACACGTAAAGACAAGGCTTCTCAGGCATGTCTTTACATGCTTCAGAGATCATTTGGTTAATAACAGCTAGCCCATTTACTCGACTACCTGGCTTTTTGTTGCTTTCAGTCCAAAAACAGCTCTCTTGAGACATTAACTCAGCTATAGATGGACCTTGTTCTTTTGTAAATATCGCATTATCGGCAGGTCCTGGCATTATACCTCGGCCGTTATTAAGCTGCTTATCTATGTTAACGATCTTACGGGCTGTGATTCTAACGTCTTCTTGTATCCCAGAACCGTACTGATCAGCACCATATAGCTCATTTATCAGTACAAGAGAGCCTTTTGGCATATACAGACGTACGCCAGCACGATCAGTGTACTCCTCACCATTACTGATTGCGGCCCAAAGTACGGCGTATGGAGCACTGAACCCATAGTCATAGCCGCGCTTTATTCGCCAAGAGCTAGGGATATCAAACGGCTCAATCACGTGACGTTCATACTTCCAATCTCGTATTGCACGATTGTCAGAAATATCCCAATCACCAGACAGCATAGCGTCCACAAGAGCGGCTTTACCAAGACCTCTAAGCCTGCTAGCGTATTCTGGATCATTTTTCATCAATACTTTGTTATCATTGAGTCTGGACGGTATGAACTGACGAACCATTCCGCCTTCGTCTTCGGTTGCTTTATGAATAGACGTACCGTAGTCTACAAAATTGCGTTTAAAGTAGCGATGTGACACGCCACCAGGGTTGGACGCATAGATAATTCTTGGAAAAAGTGCCCGATATTCAGGCGGCACGTTAAGTGATCCTAGTCGTACGCGAGACCGAAGGAATCGTATCATTTTCTCAGTAAAGTGGGTCGCTTCGTCTATGAATAGCATAGGTATCTGCGCGCCCTGATAGTTGGTCACATCGTTTTCCCATTGAGCGTGACACAACTGAATACGACTACCGTTCAACCACTCCCATACGTAGTCACCTTTATTGTACTTAACTAAACCGTCCTCAACGGCGTCTTTTAGCATCTCAGGGAAGCCACCAGGCGTCCACATGTGGTTCGACATCAGCTCTTTGAACGTCCGCCGAAATATGTACACATGCAGACCAGGAATTTGCATACAGTACACAATAGAAGCCACACGGATAAGATGTGACTTACCGCCACCAGCGGCACCGCCGTACAGTATCTCCGTTGCTTCGGTCTGTAAGGCCAAGGCTTGCTTTCTGTATAGTTGTAAATCCAATGGTCAGAACCTCTGTAACCACCAACAAGCACTGCTTGCTTATAGATCAAGGCCGAGGTGCCGTCGTACTCTGTACTCAGTGCACCAATGCCTTGTTATGCTTCGATACTCTTTTCATCCGGTGTCTCTTCGTCGTTGTCGTCGTCATCTTCCATGATAGTGACTCGCAGGAGACCGAAGTCAGACTTAATGTTGCCCTTCACTTCCACCGACTTGAGTTCAGACTCGACGTACTTGACAATTGTCTTGTGACACTCTACACGAAGTTTTGCGTCATGTACGAATTTGTTTTCATCGTCTTTTTCCAACGCAATTTCGGCCATCGACACTAGCGGATGATAGTTGGGATGCTCTCTTTGAAGCATCTCTAAAATCCGATTTTTGTATGTAGATTCGTCAGACATTGTACGCATCACTTGATTGCGAATTACTTGGATGTAACTATACAGCATGGGAAACCATTTGTACACCAGGTGTTTCATGCTCGAAGTTCTTCTAAAAGTAGCTAGAAGTATGTAGCCGGATGTATGTCAGAGTAGTTCTGGACTATCTGGTAGCTATCAAAAGAATAATTAATATGTAGCTACGGGCTGCTACTTGATAATAAATTGGAGCGCTCTGAGTAGTCCATTAACACATATTACTGAGTAATGAGCACTGAATACTGGATACATAGCACCGAATACATAGCACTGAATACATAGCACTGAATACATAACATTGAATACTACGGCCATCGGCGCTCCAGCTATTCTCCAAATATAACGTTGAGGGTATCTACATACAAAGAAGTAGCCTGATGTAGCTACGTGGCCAATTAGAAAAGTCTGGAACGAAAAAATGCCGAGCAGGTCTGGGGGGCGCGCCTCTGGGGCAATGGCCCCTAATGTGCTAATATACTAATACGCTAATATTCTAATATTCGTGTATACAAATATTCGCGTATACGAATATTATTATACATCGAGGTCGACATATTCTAATACACTAACATTCTAATATTCGTATGCATCGAGATCGACATATTATAATACACTAATATTCTAATATTCGTATGCATCGAGGCCGACATATTCTAATACACTAATATTCTAATATTCGTATACATCGAGGTCAGCATATTCTAACACACTAATACACTAATATACATATATACTTATTTACTGATATACGTATATACGGCTTCACTAATATACTAATATACTGGGATCGATATATACTAATTCACTAATATTCTAATTTACTAATATACTGAAGCAAATAAAAGGGGATCATCGCGATCCCCTTATAAGATTTCCGAATGCTGTTATTCGGAGATCTTATGATCTTCCGTCACTTCGCGGAAGGTGTAACCATTTCTCGCGGAGTAGATTTGCCCGTAAGAGAGGTTAAGCTCTTCCGCGGCCTTCTTGTGTGACGAATCTTTGAGGTCACCGAATTTGACCCGGAATGCATCATCTTCGGTCATCTGTCTTTCGGACTTCGGTCCACGGTCTCGCTTGGGGGCCGACTCCATTTCGTTGACCCGCTGAATCAGCTCATTGAGCTTTTCGGTAATGCTCGCAAGAGTTTGCTTACCTTCGAGCATGGCGATTTCAGAAGAGGCATTTTTGAGTTCGTTGATCAGATCTTTCATGATAGTCTCCAGACTTGGGTTGCGAGGCTGTTTATTCAGCTCTCAATTATATTGTACACTGCGATGGCGATTTGTACAATACGGATTTTTAATCGATGAGAAAGAGGATTTTATCGGCACTGATGGCGAAAAACTCGACAACATCCTCGAAATCATCGTCGGACATCGTGGGCAATTCGATCTCGTGAACCTCGATCTCAGGGATTTCGTCGATCGGCTCTATATTGATATGGGTGACGTTCATCGTAAATCTCCATTAATTTATTCAACTCTCAATTATATTGTACCAAAAATTCATGAAAAGTACAATTCGAGTTTCGTATAGTGCTATAAGATTTATGTATATTAGCATATTAGTATATTAGTATATTAGTATATTAGTATATTAGTATATTAGCGTATTAGCGTATTAGCGTATTAGCGTATTAGTGTATTAGCGTTTCCTCGCGAGGACCCTCTTGGCCGGGTGCCTGAAGGTACGTGACCTCGGGTCCCCACCCTCGAGGCTACCGGCGCCCGAAGGTACAACGTTTTCGGGTCCCAGCCCTCGATGCCTTACGTACACAAAGGTTCGACGCAATAAAAACGGCTCCAACCAGTTCTGATTGGAGCCGCGCTGTCGGTCGGCGATGGAGTCGTATCGCTAACCGTCAGACTTAGCTCAGGAGAGCATCGAGGTCTTCGGCCTCGGCATCGCTGTCCTTGGACTCACCGGTCTCACTGGACTCACCAGCCTCGCCGTCTTCACCGGTGGGCTCGACCTTGGCACCGCCGCGGGGCTTGCGAGCCGCTTTGCGCGATTCCTCGAGCTGCGCGGCCTCGGCCTCGGTGGCCGGGGTCATCTTGTCGAGTTCGGCCAGCACCTTCGCTTTATCCTCGTCGGACAGTTTGGTGGCGCGCTCACGGGCCGCATCGATCTGCTCCTTGGTGAACTTGGTGTCTTCGGTGATGTAGCCGAAGTTACGGCCCTTCTTGATGTCGTTCACCTTGCCCGGAGTGGTGCGGAACATTGCGGCCAGCTCGCCGTCGGTGCCCTGGAAGGCGAAGCGAATCAGGAATACCATCGGAACCGGCATGCGACCACGGACGATGTCGATGACGACCTTCTCCTCCTTCTTGGTGTTGGCTGCTGGAGCGGTGTCTTTCTTTGCCATGATGTAGTCTCCTAGTCTAAGACATTCATTGCGGCCCATATTAGGCCAAGGGTTAAAATAAGGATCCACTTTAGTATTGTAAAGAAGACCCTCGCTGCGATGTAGATAGCTTTCACATTGTCTATACTACTATAAGTAAGTTAGGATGTAAACCAGGGGGATCAACTTTTTATAACTCAGCCGAACCCACCAGCACCGCCGCCACTGTTGTCGCGGTTTTTGAGAGCCTTGAAACCGACATGATGATGATGACTCTTGCCATGATCCACAATCAGCTTGAGGATGAACAGTATTGCCAAGATCTTGAACATCGTCGGCCTCCAATTTCAACTCTCAATTATATTATAGCACGATCTGATTAGATGTAAACCAGGTGCTATAATTCTTTGTATTCGTCCTTTACTCGTTCGTCTCCATTCTCATCGACGAAATCGATGTACATTTTGGCTTTTGTGGGAACCACTTCGATGGCACCATCCATGGTAAATACACGATAATCTGCTAGGTCCATCACCAGACGCAAGCCTTCATCAAGAAATTTGATGGCAGACCACACGCTCTGATAATGACGTCCTTTGTGGTAGAATGTCATGCCCATATCGAGCTCGTCCAAACGTACGAGCGCCATTTCATTGGGAATGTAGACTTTCGTCATCGTCTTGACCTCTAATCGGTTTCTTTCAGGTCAGGAAGATACTTCCGCTGGAACGCATCGACTGGGTATCCAGTCACGCCACCCATGGAAAACATAAACCGCAACTGCGCCATTGACGTGAGGTTGTGGTCGTTCTTGGCGCTTTCTACCACGCTATTGAACCACTTGTCGCCCATGTATTCGCGCAAGTCTTTGAGCGCCTTCGCGTCTTTCTCTTCCTGCGAGCCTTCGTATTTGATTTCGTAGTGCATAATAGCCTCACTCGTCATCGTGCTTCGTAGCACGGTCTTGATAGTACTGGTCTTCTTCTCGAATGGCATCGACGCCTTCTCGCATCATGTCATTGAGATCGCCCAAATATGTGTTGTCCTTATAAACCATGACACACCCATCGAAGTTATGACTGAATGTGTAGTTATACGGCTCACCACCCATAAGACTTGTCAAGTCTTCGACGAATTTCTGTGATGTTTGGCGACTCATGATGATCTCCTTTTGTTTACTCTTAATCATATTATACACTAATATGATTAGGAGTAAACGGCAAAGATTTACTTCACAGCATTACATTCGTCAATGACTCTCCTCATACATTTGCATGGCCCAGATGGTGGCGGCGCAATCATCCATGTACGTCAGCGCCAAAAGCGACGTATCATCGCCGGAACGGTCACATTCCTCGATGAGATCAAGGTACGTGAGAATCGCCATCGTGTATTTGTTCATTTGCTTCAGGGTGGTGATCATCATTTTTCTCCTTGATAACGACGAAATGCAATGACTGCAAGCAAGTACAAATCATGGTATCGTTCACTTTGATACCCGCTTGTGAATTCGTCGTACATCATAGCACCTTGGAAGAAACTGGATTTCAAGGACCACGGAATATTCAGCGCCCACACATGAGCCGCATATCTTTCGAACCAATCCATAAGTTACTCCTTAATCAATTCACAATAATATTATACACAGTCTGATCCAAAAGTAAACAGGGAGAGTAGCTACGTATATAATAAAGAACACGTGCGTATACCACCATTTATACCAAAAGTACACGGCGAGGGCGGACCTCGATGCTCAAGCCGAGGGCCCTCGGCCGTGGTCCGCCCTTCCGCGACGGGGGATCCTTATTCCCCTCGATGTCGACCTCGATGCTCCGGCCCTCGGCCTCGTGGTCGAGCCCCAACATGTACCGGCCCATGCCCACCCAGGGCGAAGAGCCCGAAGGTAGAATCCTTTGGGCCGAGGCGCCGATGCCCGAAGGTTCGATGCCCGAAGGTTCGATGTTTTTAAGGGCCGAGGCCCGAAGGTTCGATGTTTTTAAGGGCCTAGGCCCGAAGGTTCGATGGAAAGGCGTAAAAGTGTTCATCGAAGGTAGAACTTCGGCGCATCGGCCTCCCTCCCCTCGGGCCCAGCCTGAGCGCTTATACCAATGAATGCAGCGCGCCGAGGGCCGATATTTTATCGATATTTTATATTCAAAATATAGTTTGATTTTTTGCATTCTACATTCTTTAAAAAATTATATATATGTATATATACTGCTTTTTTTATTTTATACTCCAAAATATATAAATTAAAAGTAAGTAGAAAGTAACATCATAAACTATAACAATTTCAACAACTTATGACTACTTCTTAACATTCT